TCTATTCTTGTAGGTTCTTGTAATCGAGATGATTTTCTTACTGATACTACCGGTGAACGCAGATATTGGGTAATTCCTGTCTCTAAACAGTTAAATCGGGAAAAATTGCACCAGTGGAGGGATGCGATCTGGCGTGCTGCTGCCATCACATGGAAGTCTGGTGTCCTGCCATATCTTCCTCCTGATTTAGAATTAGAGAACGAAAAGAACAATAAAAGATATTCAAAAGGATCGATCCTCGAACCCCACTTGGCTCAATATCTTAAGGATCAAACAATTATTAGTAAGTCTAAGGTTACAGAGTTTGTGAATAGTTTAAATCTTGTTGTTCCTGGTAAAATTGAAGTAAATATCTCTTCTGCTATGTCATGCCTTGGTTGGACTACTCATCGATATAAAAACTATCCTCGAGTCTGGGTCTTAGATACACCTGAAGCCATAAAAGTTGGGAAAGCTCTGGTCCGCACATTAGATCATTCAGTGAATACTTTTTGAGTGGTCCAGGTGGGGAGAGAGTTTTCCACAGGCTGAGTTTTCCACAAGGAATCCTTAAGCAAATCTAAAATTCAGTTGTAATTCTTCATGTAACATTTCCATTACAGATAAGCAGAGCTGATTGTTTAGGGGAGTTTTCCACAGGACTCATGAGTCTCAAGGTGAAGGTACCAGGTTGGTACCACCTCAGGTACCAGGTTGGTACCATGTCAGAAACAAGTGATACCAGTGGTTCCACGTGGTTCCACCTCATTTCTTAGAGAGTTTTAAATCAATAACTGTCACATGTGACAGTTAGAAATAACGCGGTTAGAAGTTTGGAAAACGGCAATTTGACCTGGTACCTTTCTGAAAACCCTTGGTATGACTGAGAAATTGAGGTGGTACCTAAGGCAATCTGAGGTGGTACCATCGAGACTATCCAGTGGTAGACAGGGTTTTCATTCTCTAACCCAACTGGACCAAGTTTTTGTTGTATGATCGGGGTATGGAGACTCAGAAGTTTATTTTATCCTGTCTCCACCAAGGGCAGTCTCGACTAAAGATCGAGTTGTTCTTGATGGCTAAGGCTGGGCTTAGCTTTGAACAAGCTCGAATTGCTTTTGATGAGACGACCCAGAGCTTGGTTGATTCTTGTATGGAGACGACTCAGCAGCAGTTCAAGGCTCAGCTGATCGAGCAGGTCCAAGCCACTCATGCTGCTGCTATTGAAGACCGAAATCATGGAGCTGCCATTGCTGCTGCCAACCTCCTAGCCAAACTGGCGAAATTGGTGTAAGATATGACTTGGCAGTGAGAGCTGCTGTCATCTGAGAGTGAAGAGTGTGTGCAGGCGGGGACATGGCCCGCCTGTTTTCTCTCCCCCCTCTGGAAGCCGCTCTGAGCCCCCTCTAGCCCTAAGCACGTGGGTAGATCCCTACAGGCCTGTCTGAGAGCCATTACAGGGGTTTTGCCTTGAGCTCAAGTTAAATATGGGTCATAAAAAGGCAGCTATAAAACCCCTGGACCATTTACTTTCTGATTCTCATAACGGTCCGATGTTTTTAGATGCTCCGGTGAAATCTGCTGATGATCCAGTTAGTAATCTTCCAACTGTTGATTCTTGGAAAGAATTTGCAGAATTAACCTGGATTAGGACATCAGGAAAGGTTGCTCCTTTTCATCCGTATGATTATCAAATTAAGTTGGTAGAAAGTATCAACGATAATCCCAATACGATTGTTAATAAGTCAAGACAGACTGGAGTATCAGAAACTGTCTGTTCTTATTTGCTTTGTCGTGCATTGACTGAACGAGGATTTTCTGCTGTAGTGTTTTCTAAAACACAGGCAGATGCATCGGAATTGGGTCGTCGGGTTAGGGCTATGGCCAACAGCCTTCAGACCGAGACCTTAGCGTATCTTACGGATTCTACAACACAACTTGCCTTTGATGGACGAGGCACACTCTACTTCCTCCCCGCTAGCCCTCGAGCAGCTAGAGGTATACCCAGCTGTTCAGTGCTCTTCCTTGATGAGGCTGCATTCTTGGAGGGAGCTGCTGAAATTTATAGAGGGGCGATGCCAACATTGTCCATGGTCGGCATGAAAGCTAAAGTCATTGTTGTTAGCACACCCAATACTGAGCAGGATTGGTTTGGTCAGTTGTGGAATAATACAGAAGGCGACTGGAACAAAGTCAGTTTACATTATTCACAACATCCAATTTATAGTTCTGATCCAGAATGGGCTAAAAAGACTAGAGAATCACGTAGAATGACCCAAGCTGCTTGGGACTCTGAATATGAATTAAAGTTTGGAGCTACAGACACACAAATCTATCCTACTGATTTAGTAAGGCGTGCTGCTAGAGGTTCTTGGGAAGAATGTGGAACAGTAGGTAAAGATTATGTTTTAGGTATTGATCCTAATGCTGGTGGCAATGATTACTTTGTTGGTTTAATGATGGATATTACTAAAGTGCCATACCAGGTTGTAGGAATGTATCGAGAAAATGGTAGGAGTACTGAATATAGTTTAAAGCGTATAAAAGGTTTAATTGATGATTATATGCCTCGTCGAGTGATTGTAGAGAAACAGGCTATGGGATCAGTTATTGCTGAAGCTCTACAGAACATTGTTCCTAAATATGTAATTGAGACTTTTAATACATCACAACCTAGCAAGATCATAGCAACTGATAGGATTCTTTACTTCTTAGAGCATGATCAGTTGGTCTATCCTAAAGGGATTATAGAAGATGAACTGATAGCATTTCAACAAAGAGAGTCTGGCAAACGTGAAGCCGCTACTGGTTCTCATGATGATGTTGTTATGGCACTATCATTTACATGTTCTCTTATACCAGATACTCCAAATGTCCAGGCTTTCTTTGAAAATATCTAGAATGTTTAGAATCTGTTTAGTTTCTACAGATCTTGCAGGAGTATGCGTACTATGCTAAACTAAAACTCTACACACCACTGGATCATTCAGTAGTGGACAGCAAAGAGGCAATTGATATTCGTAATGATGGTGCATTGATGAATGCACTTTCAGGAATGGGTGTTGCTGGTAGAGATAAAACAATTGGGACAAAAGTTAGTCATGGTCGATTATTAAGTGAAGTTGAATTAGAGAACCTTTATTTGCATGGTATTCCTCGTCGATTTGTTGATGCAATACCTAATGAGATTCTACGTCATAGTCCAACAATTACATTAGGTGGAGAATATGTTGAGGATGATCAGCAGGTTATTACTCAGTTTGATGAGTACTTACAGAATACTCAATTTCTACATGCTTTATCTGAAGTAGTAAAACTTCAACGGTTATATGGCGGGGCAGGCCTGGTTCTTTTAATTGATGATGGATTGCCTTATCAAGAGCCGGTTGATGTTAGACGTATTCGAGCAATTGATGGTTATTTCCCATTGTCGAGATATGAGTTAATTCCAGAAGATTTTACAATTACTGATTATGCAAGACCAGAGCATTATAGGATTACAACAAGTCAAAAGATAACACCTGAGCAGAAGAGTAGGTATGTTGATATATTGATTCATCATTCAAGAGTGGCTCGGTTTGATGGTTTGTATTTACCTTGGAATCAGCGTTCTCATAATACCGGTTGGGGTCAAAGTGTACTTCAACTTATTTGGGGAGCATTTAAGCGATATGAGACAGCGATGTCAGGCCTTGAGGCAATGACTGGTGATGCTGATTTGTTTATTCATAAAATACCAGGATTATTTAATAAGGTTGCAGCAGGTAATGAAAATGATTTACGTAAGCGCTTACAAGCTAATAGTTTAAGTCGTAGTATTTATGGTGGAATGGTTGTTGATGTAGAAGAAGATGTTCAATACTTGACTAGGGCATTATCAAATCTGCACTCAGCTACAGAACCATTTATTCAAGATCTACAAGCTGCTACTGGTTGGCCATCATCTATATTGATGGGGAATTCTCCTGGTGGTTTAGGTAAAGAAGGTCGGTTTGAAGAACGTGTCTGGGCATCTCTTGTTGAACAATGGCAAGAATCCTATTGTCGCACGCCTCTTACTGAGATCTTTACTTATATACTAGCAAGTTATGAGGGGCCTACTCGAGGTAGAATACCAAAGTCATGGAAATTAAAGTTTCCTAGTACTTTTACTCAAACTGATCAAGAAAAAGTCCAAATTAGAGCACAGACAACATCAATAGATACACAGTATATTCAATCTGGTGTCTTGAGTGCTTTAGAAGTACGAGAATCACGGTTTGGTGGAGCTGAATACTCAATGGAAACTAAACTCAATGAAATCATATCCAGACAATTAGCAGTTACAGCTGATGCTCAGTTCCAGTCGCAAGTAATGGGGATGCATGCTCAACAATCTGCTGCACAAGAACCGGAAGGTGCTGAAGAACAACCAACTGGACCACAAGAGCAAGAACCAGAACAAGAACAAGAGCAAGAACCAAGACAGCCTAGACCAGGTGTTAAGCCTAATAAAAAGCAGGATATTTATGATTCATATGATGCTCATGGTCTTAGGATTAAAATTACTCATAAACTAGATGATATTAAGTTGGGTTATTTAATTGAACCAGATGGTCAGAGGGTAGACAGTAGTAAGAATGCACCTAGAATGATTTTTGGTCCTCATCGTACTAAAGCTTATAAATTATATCGAGCTAGATTTGATGTTGGTGATGAGTTATTAGATGGTCCGTATGTTACTGGATTTGCATCTTTAAAGTCAGCAAAGCGCTCACTTAGTAGGTTGTATCCTAAACATACTGTAGCAGGGTTATCAGCTCTTAGTCAGAGTGAGATTGAATCATTGCGTTCTGGTTGGGGGGCTTACTAATGGCTAAGACTAAGGGTGTTAAAAACTGTACTCCTCCTAATAAGAAATGTGGGAGTCGTTGTATTCCACCAGATTGGGATTGTCGGTTAAGAGGTGAGGGGAGTGATCGTCATTTAAGAGCAGTTGGTAGGGGTCGTGATCCACTAGCAGCAGCATCTAATATCCAACGTGGTGTAAAAAGTGTACATAAAGGTGTAACAAGAGGTAGTGCTCCAGATATTGAGAGGGGTAGGCGTTCAATTATTCGTGGTGTAGTTAAGGGATCTAAAGGTGATATCCAAGAAAAGAAAGAACTACAGGCGAAGTTAATCAATGGTACGATAGCAGCAAGTGCTGCTGTTGGTGTTCTTGGTCTTGGTGTTGGGTTACATCGTATATTGAGTGTATCACCAAGTTATAGGAGAGTACTAGGAGGGAAAATCAATAAAACATTTACTAAAACTGAGGATATCATATTAGATAATGTTCCATTAGGAATAGGGAAGGCAAGACGGCAACGTCAATCAGTTGCTCAAGGTGTAGCTGCTAATTTTGGACGACGTAATACTTTTGAAGTAGGTGGTGGATTAGGGGAAATTGATACACCTGGTTATGCTGTTGCATCATCTTTAGCCAAAGAAGTTAGATCAGTTAAGCCTGAAAGTTATGGTAATAATTTTCATCAGTTTAGAGCTGATTCTATTAAGGCGTATTTTGGAGCAAGAACAAAAGATGGTAGTAATATACATGCACAATTATCTGCTCAAGAGATGATTAGTAAGCAGTATAAATTAAATCTTGATCTTGGTAAAGAATTAAATTTACGTCAGCGTAGTATTGATGTACGGCATGCTTTAACTGATAGTTTAGCACTTGAGAAAAAGGATTTGTTTGAAAATGCTAAAGCTAGAGGAATCAAAATCAATGATGATGATGGTCGAGTTGCTTATGCCGAGTCTTTAATTAGGGGTACTGGGTTAAATTCAGCTCAAGAGACTGCAGCTATTTCTACAGTATCTAAATTGTTAAAAGTTCAGCCTAGTACAGTATCAGATGATATTTACCGAGATTTTGTAAAAAAATATGATAGGTTTTATGATAATATTGGTGATGCTTTAGCTCAGCAATATACACCAGGTGGTAATGTAAGACGTGCTTTTACAGACTCTTTACCTGTTGAGTCTAGTGATATTATAGAGATTGCTAGGATAAAACATGCTGAGTATTTAGATAAGATATTAAATCCTAGATTAAATGATCCAGCTAGTTGGCAAGGCAATAAACGAGTATTTGGTCCTTTTACAGCAGATTTAACAACTAGAATGTATTTTGAGACAAATGGTGGTATAAATGTCAGATCTGATTTTACTGCACCAGAGCTAGTTGTAAATGGCGCCTGGAGAGAGGTAAGAGATAACGATCCTGATAGATTGTATAATTTTTATCCAAATGCTACAAGCAGAGAGAGATATGAGCAATTGAGTAAAATGTATCGTGGATTAGTTGCACCACCTGAGGTTAATTATTTTACTTCTACAGGAAAAATAAAGCCTAAAATGACTGTAATGGCCGAGTTAAGGCAACAAAGAAATCCAGATGGTACTTTAAAATATAAAACTGAAGCAGAAGCCGAAAAAGCTTATTATTCAGCCAATAGTTTAATTGAAGGCACTCGTCCTATGCGTAGGGCTCGTACTAATCTAGCTCGAATTCGTAGAGAAAACGTTGATAATTATATAAAAACGGAGATACCACGAGCTCGTGAAAGACAAATTGATGACTTAATGACATTAAGCTCCCCCCAAGGTGGACCACTTTATAGAACAAGAGCAGAAGCTGGGAAATATCTAGATGAGCTCGGTGAAAAGATAGAAAAACAAGCGGCTGCTACACAGAGAATAAATGATATTGTTTATGGTAAAATAAAAGACCCAGGAAATAGAGAAATGGTTAAGTTATTAGTTGATGCTGGAGAAGCTAGCAGTACTAGAGAAGCATTGAGAATGTTAACAGAACCTGGATGGGTAGGTAAATTGCGACGTAGGTTTTTAAGAGGTCGGTCTGATAGTAAATTTGATAGTAGAGTTTATCGATATGACAAAGGAAAGCGGTGTGGGAACAGTTATATTCCAAGTTCGTTCAATTGTACAAGGGGAAAAGCACCTGTAAAAAAGTCTATTACTAGTAGTAAAACTAGTAATAGTAAATCTACCACTACTAGTAAGTCTAAAACTAAAGAAGAGTCTGAGAATAGTAATAATTTAGGTCGTAAGATAGCAATAGGTGCAGCCATAGCTGGAGTAGGTGCTATTTCAATAGCTGCATTACACGATGCATATAGAATCACTCATGATTTTGGTATGCCAAAAACAAAAAGTATTCGTACTGCAGCAAAACCGTTTATGAAAGGGAAAGAAGGTCCTATAAAAGAAAGACTTCAAGGAGCATTAGAAGATTATTATGATAAAAAAGTAAAAGAAGAAAATTGGAAATTTGGTGATTTAGTGTATGAGAATCAGTTAGGAGGAGGTTTAAATCCTGGTGGCCATTTTGGAGTTTATTTAGGCAAAGGGGAAGACAAAACTGCCCATGATTTTTTACGATTTGTAGTTGATGCAGAAACAAAATCACCACTTTTTGGTAAATTTGAAATTATTAGTAGTGGGCGTAATTTAGATAAAGATGATAACTTAGCTGATGTACTTTTTGAACGTGCGCCATCTAAAAATCAACCAAAATTCAAATTTTCAGAAAGTAAGATAGAAGAGAGAATGGAAAAATTGTTGGAAGAAAAGTTAGAATTTGATGAAGTTGATGCTAACTGTGAGTCTTGGTCAAAATTGGTTGTTAGTGGGCAATCAAGATCAATGCAAACAGGTAAGTTAACTCTTGTTGGAAAGACAGCAATAAGAGTTTATACTCGTGTAGCTAATTTCACGGATACTGGTAGTCTTAGGGTTCGTGATAAAGATGTTGTGCCAATAAGAAAAGCAGCAAGATGGTTAGATGGTAATAATCCAGGAGGTAATGATCGTGGTTATAGTGCAATGATAAAAGTCTTTGATCGGCTTAGAAGAAGAGATGATAAAGATGAGTTTTTTGGACTAATTAGTCCTAGTGAGGTTATTAAACCAAGGATGTCAGATATAGAAGCAATATCTGGTGTAAAACGTTGGTTATCAGTATTAGTGACAGCATTAGCAATGGCAAATGGAGCTGATTGAGCGGTACAACAATGCCTTGAAATCACTTGAAGGTGATACCATTGGTAGGCTTAATACTGTCTTAGATGATAGTTTTCTAAATCTGGTTAGGCGAACACGCATACAGATCAAAGCACCTTACCCTGATCCAGGCTTGCGGAAATTAGGAGTTTTACGTGAATTGAAGGAACTTGTGCCTTCATTTAGACCTGATAAGGTGGATAAGTATGATCGATTGTTTAATAATTTGGTGAGTAAAGCCCAAGATCAAGGTTTAAATGTCTCTGCAGAATTGAGTGATACTGTTGGGTTGTCAAAACGTATTGATATTTCAATACCAATTGAGGCAACAGTAGCTGCAGCAAGAGATTCTAGAAAACATTTAGAAAAACATGGTCAGACCTTTGCTGAAACATCTTCTGATATTGTTGCTCAAGGTATGGTAGAAGGTAAGTCAATATCTTCTATGGTGGGAGATATGAATAAGCGTCTTGGTGTAGTTAAATCTAGAGGTGAGACAATTGTTCGTACTGAAAGTCTTAAAGCTTCTAATACTGCATCAAGAGAATACTATGCAGCTAATGGTATTGATCTTGTCATGTGGTATGCCACAGCAGATGATAGAACCTGTCCTATTTGTGCACCCCGAGCTGGACAAATCTATAAGCGATCAGAAGTTAGAGTACCAATACACCCAAAGTGTAGATGTTATCTAGCACCATGGGATATTAGTATTGCACCAGAATATGCCGCTGCAAGAGAGAGACATATTAAAGATGTCAGAAAAGTAGCTAAGTTTGAATCAGGTAATTTAAGTCAGGTTGGTATGTTTGAGCAGTTAACTCCTCAACCCTTGGACCTACCAGATATTTTTTGAACAAGCTGACCAAGTTTATGACCAAAGTCTTCAGGTCTTTTTTCTATTGCAATTTTATCTGCAGCAAATCTTGGATCAAATAGTTTGAAGAAAAGATTGGTATGGTGTGTTAGTTGCCAGGATTCACCAGTAATTTCTTGTAGTTGTATACGAACTAAAGTTTCTAGTTCTTTAGAATTAAGCTTTCCTAGCAATTCAGGCATATAGGGGTCTAATAGATCAAGTGCTTTAGCTACAGCAGGAGGAATAAATCTAACTCCTATTTTTCTAGCAATAGGTTCAAACAAGGCCTTCGAAAAGACCATAAAAACAAACCCAGTTAATAACCCGAGAAAGAAAGGAGGCATCATAATAGTCGTCTCTTTTTAGGAAGTTCAGATTCAGATGGTGGTTGAGTAGAGTTAGAAGCTACTCCTGAGGGAAAGAAAAGGGCTGATACAGTGATCCAGCGTTCTAAGCAAGCATTAGTAGATGGTTGCCCGCTTAAAAAATTAGGAATTTCACAAGTACCAACAAAAAAGACACTAAAAGTTAATTGACCTAGGACTAGGCCACTCGATGCTGTTAATCCTGTAAGCGAGTGAAGGACCTTGCTCAGTTGAGGAATTATCTGATAGGATGGTTCTACTGTAGCAGGTTGAGGTCAATGCCAGCTTCGGCATACGAGTATGGCGTGCGCGAGGGTGAGCCTATACAGAAAAATAGGGTTAGAGAAGGTACGGAAGAGAATAGCTCTTGTGGATGTAAGCACAAGAAGATCAAGAAAAGAGGCTCTTGTGAGTGTGAGCACAAGGGAGTATGTAAATGCAAGAAAAAGAAAAGAAGTAAACGACGAGATGCTATGCTAACTCCAGTAACTGTTAGAGTTGATCGTCGTGTTGGACGACGAGGTAAAAAATGTGGTAGAGGGTATATTCCTGCTAATGCTAAATGTACTCGTGCTGGTGCTGGTAATGCAATTAAAAGATCTGGTGAAATAGCAGCAGGCTTAGGTGCTGTGACTATTGGTTTAAAAGGTATGCGTGATCTTGAACAAGGTCTTAAGTTCAATAATTGGAGTAGAGCAAGTCAGGGACTCAGGAATTTAAGTGTTGCTGGTGGTGTTGCAAGTGTGGCTAGTGCTGGTCGCTATAGTCGATTAGGTGAAAAAGAAAAGGCTAAAAGAGCATTATATACAGGAGCTACTTTAGGAGGAATTGGTGCTGGTGGAGAATTAGCAGTTCAAAGATTTAGGCGAAGAGGTGATGAAGAGGATGATATGCGTGAAGATTTTCGTAGTTTTAGGAGGGTTGGGCGTAGTTTATATAGACGAGCTAGAGTAGGTGCAATTAGAAGATTTAGAAAAATAGGAGGATTTAAAGGATTACGTTCTAGGGGTAGGAGTCTTTATAGAAAAGCAAAAATAGGAGCAATTAAAGGTTATAGAAAAACAGGTGGAGTTAGTGGTATTCGTAAGAGGGCTGTTGGTGTATATCAAGGAGCAAAGACAGGATTCCAACAAGCGGGTGGAATTAAAGGTATAAAAACAAAAGCTACTACTGGAGCTAGCACACTTAATAAAAGAGCTAGAAGCAGTGTTAACACCTTTAAGAAAAGGACTACAGGATTGTATCAAAAACGCATAAGACCTCTGTCACAGAGGGCTGCTTACCGCTGGAGGCGGCCAGCAAGCCAGAGGACCATCAACACCACGGCTTATAGTATATAGTAAAGAGAGCTTCAACCCACTGTCCTATTTCTTCTAACTAATCATGCCCCGTTTAGCTTCTGGTCGTAAAGGTAAAAAATGCGGTAGGGGATATATTCCTGCCAACGCTAAATGCACTAGGGGAGGTGCAGGAGGCGGTGGTATGGGTCTTGCCAGAAAAATTGGAATAGGTGCGGCTATTGCTGGTGGTGCAACTGCTGCGGGTTATGGAGGTTATAAATTACTTAGAGGAGCTAAAGTAACACAAGGGTATGATCCTAATAATAAACCATTCAGGTTGTTTGGAGGGCCTAAAGTAACAAATGCAGCTAGTAGGAAAAGATTAGCAAGAGGTAAAGCTAAAATTACAAATGCAGCTAGTAGGAAAAGATTAGCAAGAGGTAAAGCTAAAGTGACAGGAAGGGAAGGCGATAACAGTAGAGGGAGAATGTTTGGTAAGGCTAATGTAACGGAAGGAAATATACGCGCTAGAAGGCAAATGAGGCTACGCCTCCCTGCTAGAATAACACAAGGAGAAGAATCTGCGAGGCGTAGTCTTAGAAGTCGACTTCCAGGGAGTGGGTATACACCACCGAGTGGAGGTTTTACTACTGGGGCAAGCCAGTATAAACCTCAGCGTGATTTGCCTTCTATGCCTGGTGCTAGGGTAGGTGCTGGATACCGTAATCCTAACCCTCGCCCTCGTAGTTGGATAGATTCAGCTTATGATCGTATGGATTCTGTTTGGTTAGAAGGTCTTAGATATTGAGATGGAGTAAGTTATGGCTATCCGTAAAGGTAAAAAGTGTGGTAGAGGATATATCCCTCAAAATGCTAAATGTCGATATGGTCGTTCTAACAAAACAAAGACAATTGGTCTAACTGCTGCAGCTATAGGTGGTTTAGCTTTAGGCACATATGGAATTAGTCGTGGTTTAAGAGGTGGTGGTGGGATCAAAGCCCCCCCTGCTCCGAAACCACCTATTGGACCAATACGCCCCCCCACTGGACCCCCACGAAGTGGGGGTATAGTTCCTGTAGGTAAAAGAAGGCCAGAATATGCACCAATAGATATGTCTAAGGTAAGACCTCCAGGAGTTCAGGCACCACCATTAGGTGGTCAGATGGTCAGATCTGCTAATGCTGTACCACCACTTGGTGGTCGGAGGAGAAGGTCTTCTAACATGGTCCAGGTGGGTGCTCCTGGCATAGCTGGGCAAGCTCCAAGGAGGATACGTATAAACCGTCCAAAGAATCTTGAAAGTACAAGTTTTAGAACAATTGATGTTCCTGCTCAAGTAATAAGTGAAAGAAGGAGTGCACCAGGTGGGGTTGTAGGTAAAGTTAAACGTGGATTAGTTAGAGGGGTTGGAAGACATAATAGAGCTATAAGAGGAGCATGGGATATGGCGCGTGCTGGGCGTATTGAGAAACCAGGAGGATTACCTGGTGTAAGAAGTAAACCGAAAATACTTACTTCAGCAGAACAACGAGAAAGAGATTATTGGGCTAGAAAGAGAGCTGAATATACTCAAGAAGGTAACGAAAGAGAAGCTAAATTTTTTAGAGATCTTGGAGAAGCAGGTAGAGAAATAGGAGGAGTATTACGTAAGGGTGCTCGCTGGTTGTTTAATACTGGTGAATTTAGAAAGAGAGATAAAAACGATTCTTTCTATTATGATTATGATTATGCATATGATGATAGGGATTCTTTATGGTTACCAGGTTGGTATGACTAGCTATGCCATTAACACCAAGAACAGTTGGTAAGAAATGTGGTAGGGGCTGGATACCTGCTAAAAGTAAGTGTAAAAAGAAGAAATCTAGATATGCAATGAATAATCTTACAAGAGGAATACTTGGTGTAGGTGGAGGACTAGCATTAGGATATGGTATTGCACAAATTCTTAAAGGTATTACAAGAAGTAAAAGAGCAGGTACTTATCTTGCTAAACCAGTACCACCTTTAGAACCTATACCTGGAGCAATTCCAGAACCTATACCTGGAGCAATTGATGTACCTTATAAGGTAATAACAGATAGTACTACTTATGTCCACAACTGCTGAGTATTATCGGACTCATCCTAAAGCTCGTTCTAAGAGATTACGTGATCAAGCAAGAATTAACCGTAGGCCAGAAGAACGTAGACGACGTATTGAATTAAGACGAGAGCGTCGTAGACGAGGTATTGACGGCAAAGGTGGACCAGACATTAGTCATACTCAATCGGGTAAGACTGTTTTAGAAAATCCTAGTATAAATAGGGCTAGGAAAGGTCTTCGAGCTGATAAAAAAGGAAAGAAATGCGGTGAGTCTTATATTCCTAAAAAGAATAAATGTTCTAAAAAGGGGAGTAAGTTAACACCATCAAAAGTCAAGCTAGCTGGTGGATTAGCCTTAACAGCTGGTGCATTAGCTGGGGGAGCTTTGTTAGCTAAAAAATTTAAAAAACCATCTAAAAACTTTGAAATACCACTAACAACAAAAGAATGGCGTAAATCACCAAGGAGTGTTAGGAATAATCCTAAATTATCTATTGAAGAGAATGAAAGAATTGTTAATGAAGCAATAGCTGGAGGGCAGAAGTGGGATGTACAAGAGAAATTAAATGAGTTTAATGAACGTAGACGTAAGACATATTGTGATAGTGATGATGATCTTTTTTTAGTCCCTTCAGAGAGGTTAGATAAAGAGGTTCCATCACGTTGTTTAGTTGGTAGTGGAAAGTTTGGTGATTATTATGTACATACATCAAAAAAATATGGGGTAAAAGTTACTAAGACTCATCCTGATTTTCCTGATGAAAAGATAAATGAGGTTTTTGAGACAGAGTTTGACCAACTTGATAAAGCATATCAAGCTGGAGTTAATGTACCGGAGGCATTAGCTGTACGTAAGCCTTATAGATATCGTAATAGGGAGAGAAGGGGAATTGCGATGACTATAAAGCATATGGAAGGATATAAGCCAATAAGTGAGGTTTACCCATATAAAAAGCCAACTGAGGACACTAAATTTCTTGGTGATAAATCACCACTTATTGTAAAAGTAAAAACTCTTCGTCAATTCAGAAAACTAAATCTTGCTGGATTAGCTCATGGTGATCCCCATGCTCAAAATATATTAGTGCATAAACGGAGTAAGAGAGTTAGTTTAATTGATTTTGGGAATGCTATGGGTGTTTCAGATTTTGATCATCCATTATGGCATACAATGGGTTATCAGCATTTATTAAATGATTTAGGTTATTTACCTAATGTCCTCAAAGGTAAAGAAAAAGGAGTAAAGTTTTCTGATAGAAAAGATGTATTGGAAGTTGCTACTAATGCGGTGCGTGCAGCTGCTCAAATAGGAGTTAGTACTAGAGAAAATGGTATTGCTAGTAAAAGTGAGTGGGAAAATTATCGAAATTTTATTGCTGAGTATTATTCTCTTTTTGAGGCAGATTTATTACATGATGCTTATCTTACAGCAAATAGATTGCGAGTATCACGTGAAGCTCGTCGGTCTAGAGGTTAGATATCTTCTAGTAATTTAGATATTGAAGTACCATAAATATCGCATAATCTAAATAGTCTAGATAAAGAGATATCAATTTCTCCTTTTTCTAATCTAGAGTAGGCAGCTTGGCTGATTCCTAGTTTGTATGCAGTTTCTAATTGGGAGTAGCCATTTCTCTCTCTTAATTGCTTTAATCTTAGACAAACAGTCAGCTGCCGGTAAATTGCCAAGGTTTTATACGCTAGTCGGGTTATCATACTGGCAAATCATGTGGTAAGATCAGAGCTATGGGAACTCCTGTTTTCCGATACGACTTCGCGCCAATTACCGGCAGCGAAACAACAGATGAGGGCTATCTCCGCGTCTGGTGTCGTGCTGCTAGGTCTGGTACTCAGTTATATCGAAAACCAGATGGTTCACAAATTCGTGAATATAGACCTCCAGAAGAGGTAAGCAAACCTGAATCATTATCTACTTTTGGGATGAAACCAGTAACATGGACTCATCCACCTAAGTTATTAGATAGTACTAATGCTTCAGAATACCAGAAAGGTTTTTCTGGAAGTCAAGTCAGGTATTCGGATGGTTTTGTCGAAGTTGCCTTAATGGTTACTGATAATGACACTATCAAACGAATAAAACAAAATCAAGCAAAAGAAGTTTCAGCAGGTTATAAGGTCGATTTCGATCCTACACCTGGTATTACTAAAGATGGTGAAGAGTATTCTGGTATTCAACGTAATATCAGAGTCAATCATATTGCTATCGTTCCTCGGGGCCGGGCTGGTCCAGAGGTTCGATTATTGCTTGATCGAATTGATGCTGCTGATGCAGTAGCTGAAGTTGATCAAGATCCCAGCCCTCCTCGTGAGGTGCTCCAGCCCCGTACCACTGAATCTCCCGTTATGGCATCTGTCAACCTTGACGGCCTGGAGATCGATCTGCCACCTGAAGCAGCTACGGCAGTCCAGTCCTATACACGGGAACTGGAGCGCCAGATAGAGGCTATCAGTACTGAACGCGACGAGTTTGGCGATAGGCTCGATGCGATGCAGGTCGAACTTGAAAATCTGGCCGAAGAAAATGAAACTGTCGAAGAACGAGCGGACTCGTTAGAAGAACAAATTGAAGATGGTGCAGTTGATCTTGATACAGAGCAGTTAGATGAGTTAGTTGCCTTGAGGTTAGATACCTTACAGACACTGGCTCCTGCTTTTGAACCTGACTTCCAATTTGATGGGATCGATGATGATGATCTTTATCGTATTGCTTTTATGAATCTAACTGGTCAAGAGTTAGATGATGATGCTGATCCTGACTATGTCCAGGGTGTTGTTGAAGGTCTTCTTGCTCGTGGAGATGATGAAGAAGAAGATGATGATGACTATGATCCGGAGTATGATGATGAAGAAGAAGATGATGATGGTTATTATGAGCCAGAGTATGATGATAATGAGTTAGTCTATGAAGATCGTGCTGACAGCACAGATGATCTGAGATATGCATTAAGAGGTGCTGGTCGATCCTCTGCTAATCCAGTTACGGCTTATCGAGAAAGACTCGAAACAGACTGGATGAGTTCATTAACTGCCACTAAACCTGTTAAGTAAGGAGGATTAACTATGGCTATAACGTGGGATAAAACTACAGTAGCTAGCCCATCAGGAGTGCAAGGCAAATATCCAATTAAGATGGATATTGCCCACGAGGGTATGGTTGCTGACGGCACTCCATGTGTGATTAAGAGTTATCGAAATGAGACTGGTAATCCAATTTTATTTGGTTCACTAGTACAAATTGATACGACTAATGGTAAGGATATGTATTCAGTAAAACATGCAGCTTCTGCTACAGGAATTGTAGGTGTTGCTGTATCAACGACAGCATTTGAGGGTGTGTCTGGTACTTCTACTTATACTCCAAATCCTACACACAAAACTGGGACGAGGGTAGGTTATCCTGATAACACCACAGTCAATGTGATGTCTAAAGGTGTAGTTTGGGTTGTTTCTACTGAAGCTGTAGCAATAGGTAATGATGTCAGAGCGTATATAAGTGTTGCTAGTGTTAGCAAAACAGGAGCTGCAGTGGGTCGGTTTGTTGTAGCTAAAGTAAATACTAAAACAATTATTATAAATAGTATTGCTGCTTGGAGGTCGACTGGTAAAGCGAATGGGCTTGTCATGCTGGAACTCAACATTCCAGGTGGTGACGGCACTATTGTAGCTGATTCTGCCTAGGAGGACCTTTTATGGCTACTGAAATTCGCAACGACGATTTTGGAATCTTTCTAGCTAGAGAGCTAGAACATATTCTAGCTCGAACATTCGAGACAGAGTATGCCGATCTTAAATACAGCAAGCTGATACCAGTTTCAACTGAAGTTGGTCCAGGTGCTGAAACCTTTACTTATCGAATTTTCGATAAGCAAGGTCAGATGAAGATTATTGGTGATAAAGCTAATGATCTACCTCGTGTGGATGTTGAGAGGAGTGAAGTCACTCATCAAATCAGGACATTAGGTGGTGAGTTTGCTTATACAATACAAGAGATTGAAGCTGCAGCACGAGTACCTGGAATGATGTTAGAGCAACGCCGTGCTAATGCAGTGCGACGTGCTTATGAGCAAGCTGTACAAGAGATTGCTTATTTTGGTGATGCTGCATCAGGTATTAAAGGCTTTTTCAATAACGACCAAATCGATAAGGTTGTGTCTGATCACTGGCCAGGTACTGATGCTGATATGACAGCAGATGAGATGATTGACTTTTTAAACAAAGGTCCTACTGAAATAGTAAATACGACTAATATGAAAGAGATGCCTAACACAATGTTAGTTCCTTATAAAGTGTATCGTGAGATTTCGACAAAACCACGTAGTACGACGTCAGATACGACAATCATGGAATTTTTCTTAAGGACTAATCCTATGATTACGTCGATTGAGCCAGTGAATGAGCTAGAAGCAAGTAAAGGTAAGTTGACACAAGATCGTTGTATTATCTACGATCGTAATCCAGACAAATTGCAGCTTCATATTCCAGTTCAATTACAATTTTTACCTCCTCAGAGGAAGAAATTAGAATTTGAAGTAGCTGCCCGTGCTCGCATAGGTGGTGTGTCTGTCTACTATCCAAAAAGTGTTATTGCACTTGAAAACAGCTGATTATGATCCTTATTTATCGTCCTGAATTAGATAATCCTCCTGTGGCACCTCAAGCCACATTAGGATTTGCATTTATTCCAAAATTAGAAGATGGGACAGAAACTGTTAAACTCAAAAGTGGAGTTAATCGGCAGTTTCCAGAGCATGTCTGGGAACGTATCAAAAACTACGATGTTGTGAAAGGACTAATGTCCAGGGGTGCATTACGAATTGAGGAAGATCAGACGGTAGTTAAAACTATAGAGTCTGATAATCCTGAAAATGGTATAGCTGATTTCACCAAAGAAAAAGCTATGTCCTATATAGAAGACAGCTTTAACATTGCTGATCTTAAAAAATGGGATGCAAAAGAAAAGCGTATCCCAATCAAGAGTGCTATAGCACAACGTATTGAAGTACTAACACATGGTAAAGGCTAATGGCAGTGCCCAAGTCCACTACATTCCTAAAACGATTCCCAGAATTTGAGTGCATTAGTAATAATGTGCTTAATGAATCGATAGCGGAGGCGGGTCGAGTTTGTGATCGTGAGGTGTGGGGTGACTGGCACTCTGATGGTGTCAGTTATCTTACTGCACATCTCTTAGCTACAAGACAAATGCAAATAGGAATGCAGATAGGTGCACCTAGTGGGCAACCATTTGGTGAAAATCTACGAGCTACAACCTATGGCCAAGAGTATAGGAGACTACTGAGGACATTACCAGTTAGTGGATTTGCCATCTAGTTATGCCTATCAAAAACTCCACAATTGAAAAGTTTGCTCCTTGGGGTAATAGCCAGCTTACTTTTCTAGTGAGTACTAGTGGCTTAACTGAAGATCCTGAAACTGGTAATATATGTCCAGTAGAAGTAGAAGAGGATTATTTAGCGTATTTAAATGTGCAACCACCAGCATGGGATTCACAACGTGGAATTGATACTACAGTTTACCAATGTCAAGGTAGATTGTTAGATCCATGCTACCTTAATAAAGGTATCACTAATGGTTCGCAAGCTAGAGCAATAGTTAATGACATGCAAGGTAGATTTGAACTAACATTCTCACTAAGTATGTTCAGTAAATTCTACAAAGACATACGACAAGAGATCCATGGTACTTTTCGTAAAGTAGGAGGTCCAGGCTATGCCTAAAGACAAGCTAGATAAAAAGTTAAAAGAAGCAAAAGAGAAAGCTGTCAAACAGCTTAATAACTGGTTAGACTCTCGTTTTACAGAAGAAATATCTGCTGTCAAATGGGACTTCCCTACACCACCAAAAGTAAGAGACATTGTTGATACTGGTAGATTACGAGCGAGTCAGACTCGTGTTCAAAGAGAAGATGGCAAGATTGAATTTTCTTGGCCTGTTGAATACGCTAAGCAGGTACATGAGGGAGGTGTTGGACTAGATGGTCAACGATTTCCAGGACGCCCCTGGACCAAAGGACCACTAAAGGAAGCACCAGAGAAGTTCAAAGAGTTTTTAACTCAAGCGATAAAAGAGAGTGAAAACAAATGAGTAAGTATTATCCTAGGGTAGCTGAGTTAAGACAGACGATTGAAACTCACATCCTTGGAATACGTGATAGTTATGGTAAGCAGAAACGAGAAAGTGAGTGGCCTGGTAAGTATATTATAAAATATGCAACAAAGACGACTTCTGTTCCAGCAGTATTTGTTGCTGGTGAAAAGATGGTCCCATCAAATTGGGAAATAGAAGGTATTGAATGTGTGATTGATGATGTCCCTGAAGTGATTACAGAAGGATATGGGTCATTGATTTCAATTGAAACATGGCCTGTTAGATTCACCAATTATGGGTATAAAGAAGGAGTGCAAATGAAAGTATCACTCCTAGATATTCAACGTCGACTAGCACAAACTTTCCCCCGTGACCAAACCACTTATATGCCACGGACAGAAGCCACTTTTGAGGCTTTGACGGCCCGCATCCGCGGGGCCGTTATGACCCCCACGATCCCCTAAGGAGTTTAAAACTATGGCCGATTATGCCATTGGGCTGTCTTTTCATAAAGCACACCGAACCCTGGTCCGTGCTGTCGAATTAAGTCCACCAGCTCGATATTTTGCTACTCGTAGTGATGCTGGACTCATTACTCTACCAACGCTTGCGTCTGGTACTCAATATATTGAAATGCAAGGTTTGAGGAATGTCAGCTTTAGTGTCAATGACAATAATCAAGAGTTCAGGTTATTAGGAGATGACGGTTGGAGTGATTCGGTGATCACTGGATCATCTGTTCAAGCTAATGTCACGTCTTATTTCATGAAAGACAGTGAGAGGAAGACTTCTTCTACTACTCCTGTTTTCTGTGGTGATTATGATGAAGGTTTTAAGTTAATTGAAAAATCTAGGTATAATAAAGATTATGAGATTTATATTGAATTCTTGAAAGAGATAGGACAAGCAAATGGCTCTAGTGGTAATTGGATTTATGACTTTACTGGATTTAATGCTGTTATCAGTAATTACAGTGATAATCTCACTGCTGAAGGATTAACTGAAATTTCATTCAATCTAATGTCTAGGGGTGCACCAGTCATTGGCAAGTATGATGCTGGATCTAGTAAAATTGCTTTTGGTGGTGTATTCTCTACATTGCTGTTCCTTGTTGAGGATACACGTGAACTAGTATTTGATCCTGCAAATAACTCACTCAATCATCCTAAAGGAGATAGTATTACTGTTAAATATACTAGTGATGGTACTTCAGCGTTAACTCAACTTAAATTGAGTTCTACAGCAACAGAGGGATACAGCTTAGAAGAGGCAGCAAGCAATAAAAAAGTTACTGCAGTTGTAACTTTGTCTGGGCATACTGTTACAGTCAATCCAGCCGGTAATCTTAAGGCTAATACAATTTATAGGTTGAACATTGCTAATGGTGCAATGTTACAAAAAGTAGGTTCAGATGGGTCTGCTTCTGCGACAGGAACTTATCGTCCAATCCAAGGAGCTACTACGTTTTTCAGAACTGGTGCCTGAGTTATACTAGCCCTGCTTTTTGCAGGGCTATGAAATCACAAGATTTATTACTTGGTGTTGCCAATACAATCTATGCAATTAACTGTCACATAGAGAATGAGAAGCTACACTGTGGAGCTTTGTACCTAGAACCTGATCAGGTGCATAAGACTATCCGGTTAGCGAATAATGATGCTAGTATTTGGATCCAGCTCCCGGATGAGGTTCTAAACCAGTCCTACCCCATTCGTATGTGGAGTACCACCCTTGAGGTTACTCATGAGTTCGAGTAAGTATGCAGGTTTGTTATTCCCTGTTAAAGAATACCATGAGATACCACCATTTAGGTTTCCTATTTATCATGACTTAGTACCTGGTGAAGCAAAGGAAATTGAAAGGTTAACGAGGGAACAATCTAGGTCTACATATGAATCTATTAAATTAGCAAAGCGTGTTGCTAAAGATAAGAAGATCCCAGTTAAAGAAGCTTTAGACTTACTATCCAGTATTAAAGGTGATGAAGATTCAGAAATTTTATATGATTATATAGATGACTTAAATGCTTTGCAAAAAGCAGGTATGAGTGTCACAGAACAACAAGTTGTTTTTGTCACTGTGTTTATACGTTATCGAGGTGAGGCTCAATTAGGTAATAAGAAAACTTGGGAACCTCTACCCGACTGGACCGAAGTAGATACAGAATCAATTCCTAGTAAAGTAATGGGAGAAATTTTTCAATTGATTCTCTGGGAAAGGGATGGTTGGCCTGAGGGAAAGTTACCAGTGAACCAGACTTAGATGTTGTTTATAAACGATGTATTGAATTTCTTAAGAGTAAACCTTGTGATTGGGAAGAGATATATTTACGATTTAAGGTATCAGTTTTAAGTAGTGATTTTCCTAGGGAAAGATTTCTTAGGACTCCTGCAAAGACTATTCGTAACTTACTTGGGTATTTAAATAGTCATGAACAAAGACAAGCAAATGAAGATTCAATAACTGTTGCTAAACTAGCACATCTTGTTTTAAATGTTGCTCATGGATTAAGTGGATCTCGTCATTCAGCACCAAAGGTAACACCAAAAGAGTTTTTACCATTTCCTGACTGGAAACCAGAAGTTGATATAGCTAATGGTCCAGATGAGGGGACTAAGCTTGTTTTGAGGGAGTTGATTCACAATCGTCAAATTCCAATGCATGTTTTTGCTGCGTTGGTAAGCCCAGCAGAAGCTGGAGATGGGCTATTATGAGAGTAGTGTACTGAGTCGGAGTAACAGGGAGTGGCTGATTATACAATTCAAGTAGAAGCTGATGTAAAAAAAGCTAAAGAGAAATTAGAAGAAGTAGAAAAGATTACCAAGGAACTAGAAGAAGAGAAAAAGATTACCTTCTCAGAGAATTTTGATAAAGTAAAAGAAAATCTACAAGGTGCTGCTGAATCTACTAAACAGATCTATGGGATTGTCAAGAAAGTACCAGAAGTAGGAGAAAGAGTAGAAGAAGTAGAAAAACTTGCTGTTGGGGTAAAGAATGTTGCTGTAGCAGCCCCTGGAGCAGCTCGAGAGCTTATAGAAGTATCTAAAGCTAATAACATTTTAGAGACTAGTAGTGTTGCAGCAAATACTGCTGTGATGAGTTTAGTTGATAATGTAGCTAAGATTGGTTTTTCTTTATTTGCGGTTAAAGAAGCTGTTGGTGTATTACAAGCTGCTTATACAGGATTTTTCAACAATACAATAGGTAGGGAGATTCAATTACAAGAAACAATATTAGGAACGCAGACAGCATTAGCTAGTACTAGTAAAGTATTTCGTAATGGAGTAGAGATAACTGATCCACTTGAAAAAGTTAAAACTCTAACCAGTGAGGTAGAAGAGCGTATTGATTCAATTAGAACTAGATCATTAGAATTAGCTGGAGTTACATCTCAAGGTATTATTGATATTTTTAGTCTAACTTCACGGCAAATAGGACAGGTAGGAGGAGATTTAAAAGATGCGGAAGATTTAGCAATTAGTTTTAGTGCTGCACTAGGAACATTTGGAATGCCATTTTATAAGGCAAGACAAGAGATAAATTCAATTTTAACAGGTACTATTGGTCCTGATTCAGAATTAGCACATGCATTAAAAATTTCAAATCAAGATATAGCTAAAGCTAGGGGAACAAAAGAAGGTATTGTTGGTTTTATACAGAAAAAATTAGAAGTAGCAGTATCTGGACAATCAATTGCAGCTAAAACCTTTTCAGGTGTCACATCTAACATTGCTGAGATTTTTGAAGAATTGCAGCGTAAGTTTGGTAAGGGGATGCTCCAACCATTACTAGATAACTTAACTAAGGTTTATAACTTACTTAATAGTATGTTAAAACCATTAGAAAAGATTGCTGAAACAGCAGGTAACGCAGCAGGAAGATTATTAAGTGTTTTAGGAAAAGGAGTAGGTGGACCAACTTTTGAAAAACTGACGAGTAATCTTGAATTAAGTCTTGAAAAGATTAAAAATGTATTATTTAATGTAATTCAATCATTACAAGACCAGCTTATTCTTATTCTTACTCCTTTACAAAATACCTTTAAACAAGTTACAGAGTCTCTTGTAAGTGTTGGTCTTGGATTAGGTAATTTATTTCAGGGAGTTAAAACTCTTTCTGTTGAGAAGTTTAAAACTTTAGCTCAAGTAATATCTAATTTAGCAAGTGTATTATCTCCTGTACTTCATGGGTTTGGACAACTTTTAAATATCTATGGAGATTTAATTGCAAGTCCAGTAGGTAAGTATATAACACAACTTACAGCTACATTTCAAGTTTTAGATCGAATTGGTGTTACAGCAGTTACACAGTTAGTTATTGGTCTTGGTATCTTAGTTACTTCTTGGGTACCAGTTGTTAAAGCTTTTAAAAAAGCACAGATTTTTATTGGTAACCAGCTTAGAGCTTTAGGACTTATAATAAAGACATTTGTTACAAAAGCTATTATAGAGTTGAAAAAACTAGGTGTAGCAATAAATTCATTAAATTTTATACCATCACAAGTAAAAACTAGTCTTGCTTCAGTTGCTACAGGAGTTGCTACTGTTTCAAAAAACACTGCTAAATCAGTTAAAAGTTTATTATCGTTTAATCTAAATTTAAAAAATCTTGGGCCTCTTCTTTTACGAAGAGCTGCAGGAATGTTGCTCTTTTCAACTCAAATAGCTTTAGTTCATATTGGTGTTACAGCATTAGTTGATGCTTGGGGTAAATGGCAAAAGCATTTAGATAATAAAAAAATTAGAGCAGAAGCTCTAACTGCAATAGATGAGCTTGCAGCTAGTGCTAGTAAAGCAGAAGATTCCTTAACTGGAGCAGAACGTGCTTTACGGGACCTGAATCAAGCAAAAGTTGATGCAGCTTTTAATCTTAAAAAAGAAGAGATTGAGAAAATTAGTCAAGAAATTAAAAAGCTTGAAGAGTTAGCAAAGACAGGTACTGGAACACGTTTTGATCCAATAAATAGATTTTTTGGTAATTTTACTGTTTCAGAACAGATATCTGCAAAAATAGGTCAATATAATAGGGAACTTAAAAAGTTACTTGCAGACTTGAATCAATTAGATGCCCCAAGAAGGGAAGAAAAATTAAAAGAACAGGTTAAAGTTATTGGTAATCAACGATTTAATCTTGAACGGCAAATAGCTGACTTTCGTCGTAGTTTAGAAGAAAAACTATTTCGTAAGCGTCAATCTAATGCAAGAAAAGAAGTTGAGATTTTTAAAAAAGCAGGTGAGATAGAAATTCAACGCATGGAACGTAAAAATGCTGAACTTATTGAAGGAGAAGAGGGTGCTGCTGCAGTAGCACTTCAAGAATTAAATAGATATTTAAGCGCAAAAGAACGTGGAGAGCTAGATATAGAAGCTCGTAAAAAAGAACTTGCACTCACTATACTTGATCTTGAAAGAGAAGTCTCTAATTATAGATATGAAACAGAGAAAAAAATAGCTGATATACGTAAAGCAATAGGAAAATTCGAAACAGAAGTAGCAGATTATCGAGTAGAACAAGCTAAAAATGAAGCTATAGAAAGGAATAGAGACTGTGATAGTTCTACAGTTACTACAGACGGAACTGGTGCAGGTAGTAGTGATGTAGGTGGTAGTGGTGCTAGTGGTGGGATTAGCAATGCTTTATTTGGGGTTACTGGTAATGCAAGAGTAGGAGAAGGGTGGGAAGGTAAAATAGGTGTACTTGATATTGGATTTCCAAATGCAGAGACTGCTTTGGATGATGCAGAAAGAATACTATTTCCTGCTCTTATGGAGTGGGCTCGTCAGGGAAAATTGGAGACACTTTCAATAAATACAGTAGCTGGTGGTACAAAGTATTTTAGTAGTAAAGAAGCTTTAAATGATCCTACATATCTTCGAAGAATGTTTGCTGAAGGTATAAAAGCTCATGAAAATCATAGAGTAGGAAGAGTAGCTATAGATATTCATGGGCCTATAAACACTCCGATACCATGGGCCACGGGGGGTTTAACAGCTGATGTTGGTGATGCTGGTATAATAGGTAATATTCTTGATAAAGATGGCAATCTTACAGATTTAACAGTAATGCATGTTGGATCAGGTTCTAGACCTGGTTATAAAGTAGAGCCACAAGTTCAAAGTAGTAAGTCTGCAGGTGGTAAATCAACTGGTAAATCAACTCAAAAAGGCCCAAAGAGTGCTCTAGAGGCTGGTTTTACGGGTGCTGCTGGTGGTGCTGGTGCAGGTGCAATTCTTATGGCAACAAATCCTCCATTTATACTTCCTGCTATGGGAATTGGTGCTCTTGTTGCTGGGTTTGGATCTGCTATGGTATATAGTGACAGAGGTAAAGAAAAAGATAAACCCCCAATGAGAGGTAGGGTTAATAGAAATAGAGAATTCCAAAAAGAAGTAAAAAGTTGGGAAACATATATATTAACTACTATTGGACATCGTGATCAATTACTTGATGATTCTATTCTTTTATTGAGAGATCTAATAAATTTAGGAGCAGATCAAATTGCACTAAATAGGAACCCTCATCAAACTTATAGTCTTTTGAATCTCGAAAAGCCTTTTATGAATCCAAAAGGGTTAAAACGTAATATCGATATAAATACTAAATCTAGAGACAAGAATGCAGCAAGTGAAATAATTTTTAAAGTAAAATTTAAAGAAGATTTAAAAGAACAAGGTATACCAGTTGCTCAATTAGGTACTAAAGATGGAAAGTTATATAATAAAGGCTCACAAAAAACAATTATACAAACAGAAAAAGGAGAAACAGAAAAAGAAAAATCAGTAACAACTAAAACAGTCACAGCTAAACCTATAACTGAAAACAAAAAAAGACCAGCAAAACCAAAGCTTGATTTAGATACAGATCCAACACCTGCGATGCAACAATCTGTAGATGACTTTGCACGGTTACAACAGGATTTTATCAAGCATCTAACAGATTTTAATGATCTAAATAATCTACAAAATAAAGAAACACGTCAAGCTATATTTGATAATATCATAAAGAAAGCGTTTCCAGTATCCCCATATCATCCATCTAGAAACGCTGGAATTACTCTATACACGGAGTTAAATCAACTTAGACAGGTTAATAAACCTACAGCATTGCAATCTCTTGATGCTAAAAAAGATGCTACTAGTATGATAAGAATGCTAGGTGTAGCCAGATTTTTTGAAAAAACATTTGAAGATCAGGTTAAAACTGGTAAAATAACACTAAAAGAATTTTTTGATCTTATACCAAAATATAAAGCCCAACTAGAAAAAATATTAAAGCAAAATGAAAAAATTTATCAGCAAAATCTAAAAAACTTAGAGCTTGGTGCTCAGAAGAAGCTTTTAGAAGAAGCCAATCGTGAACGATCAGATTCTGAAAAAACTATAAGAAAACGCTTAAATGAAATTAGTATGGATTTCTTAGAGTTAGGAAAACAAGATAAAGAGTTAATTAGACAGAAAGGTGTAGAGTTTGAGGTTGAAGAAAAACGAATCGCACTAATAAAAGAGTTTGGTAAAATAACTCCGGAATCAAATAAAAGTTTAATAGCTTATAAAGACGCACTAGAAAAAACAACTAAAGCACAATTAGAACTAAAAAATCAGCTTAAAGCTTTGATTCAGAAAATGAAATACTTAGTTGAGTTGGCTACTACAATCACTAATGCTCAAAAGAATCTTGTTAAAGATCTTATTACAGGTGGGGATTTTGAAGAGTCTACAGAAAGGTTTATGAAAAGCATTGCAGATGGTGTTCTAAATTCAGTTCTTGATGCAGCGTTTAAACCAATGCAGGATAGGCTAGAAGATCAGTTAAAATCACTATTTGGATTAAAGAATGTTGAGAAAGATCTTGCAACTATTCAAAATGATATTAAATCCAGACTTAAAAAAGAGGAACTACCAAAAGATGTAGGTGAAGCAGTAGCCACGGCTATGGAGAAAAATACAGAAACAAGTAAAACTAATTTAGAAGAAGACAAAAATAAATTATTAACATCAGATCTTGATAAAGCTTTTGGTAATTTAGAGTTTGGTGGGATAGCTGGATTAGATTTTGGTATTTCACCTATAAAAGGTTTAGGGGATAATGACCTCTGGAGTAAAATGAAATCCCCTAAACAAATAACTGAATCTGCTTGGGGTGGAAAGCTTGATCTAAAAAAAGATTTAGGAATAGAGATAAATAATTTAAGCACTTCAATGAATGGTCTTAAAGATTCTGCACAGGAAACAGGTAGAAATGTAGATAATGCTACAACTGCTTTTGATAAATTTGCAGCTGTAGTGGGTAGGTTAGGAGTTCTTGCTACCAGTATTGCTTTAGGAATAGCAGGTGTTAACCAAATAAAAGAAGGGGGAACCTATAATACTCTAATGGGAATAGCTAGCATAGCTGGTGCAGGGGCTAGTTTAATTAGTGGTTTTGGTGGGTTTAACTTTGGTAGTTTATTTGGTGGTAGTAGTAGTAGTGGTGTTAGTGGTTTTAATTTTCCAGACTATAGTGGTATTTTTAGATCAGAAGGTGGCTCTGTGGTTAAGGATGCATCCTACATAGTGGGAGAATTAGGACCTGAATTATTTGTACCGAACCAACCTGGTACAGTAGTTCCTAATGATCAAGTACCTTTCTTGAAATCTAGTGGATCAGGGGGTTCTGTTTTTGATCAAGCACCAGCTAAGGGGGGTTCTGTTTTTGATCAAGCACCAGCTATATTAGGTGAATTAAAAGTACATTATGACTCTACTGTTATCAATAATGTTTCTTACGTCACTACTGAGCAACATGAAAGAGGAATGATGCAAGCAGCAGAACAGGGTCGTATGCTAACATTATCTGCATTGCAAAACTCACCACAGATCCGTAGAAAGGTTGGGATATGACACTAGATTTTGAAATTGTTAACTACATCAAGTTTTTAAAAGATTCTACCACATCTACAATCTATAAATATCATAACTTTGGTGTACCTAATGTTGATCGTACTTATAATAATGAGACTTATAATTTTCTAGCATTTGCAGTGACATCAGGAACAAGTAAACTATCTGGTGATCGTTCTACAACTCAGGTGGTAGTTGGTCTTAATCAGATCGTGGTGAATGTCTTTTCTGAGTCAGTAAAAAACAAATGGTTCCTAGATCTAAAAACAGTTAGCTTGAATGTTGTTGATGGATCTAATGAGTTTTTACTCCGTTCTGAATTATGGCGTGTGTCTAGCTATGTTTTAGCTGTTAATCAGATTGCTCTGAAATTATCATCACCTTTAGATGCAGCTGAGTCAGACGTACCTAGGCAGGTGCTCACTAGTAAGCTAGTGGGAGCATTACCGAGTAGTGGGACTTTAGCGGTGGGCTGATGGCTGCTCTGTTACCTTCTGACCGCTACCTGGCCCAGCTGTTGGGTCTGACTGCTGAGGAGTATACCTGGTTTAAGGCAGAAGCTAGGCTTCGTGCTCGGCAAGGTCCACAGCCTTCAGTTTCGGCAATTGTTATTACTTGGACAATAGTTGGTGCTATTTTAGCTGCTATCTCAGTTGGTGCACTTATTATTGCACAATTTTTTAAACCTAGACCTAGAAAACCTCCTGAACTAAGAGTTAACCAAGAAGGTGGTCAAACAATAGGAGGTAGACAGAGTTTTACACCAAGATATGGTTTTAACTCAACACAAGATATTGCTACTCTTGGATCAACTGTTCCTGTTGTTTATAGCTTACGTGAGACTATAGATGAGATAACTTACGGTGGAGTACGGGTTAGCACATCACTTCTATGGTCTCAGATTTATAGCTTAGGTGGCTCCCAAATGTTGCGAGCTATTTTTCTAATAGGTAATGGTCCAGTGGACAGTATTGATAATAAGAACTTTGCTTCAGGAGACAACACCTTAACCAGTTATGACTTTGGTAGTCTAACAGCTAACCAAACTGGATCACGTATGAGTGTTTATGGAAGATATGCAGATAACTTAACTAGAAGAATAACAATAGATGACCATATTTTTGGTAAGTCTGCATCTGAAGATGAAGGAAATATAACTAATTTTAATAGTGAGGCAGGTGTGTTTGATCTTAGATTAGGAAATAGTATTGTTAAACATTTTTGTTCAACACAAAAACCAGGTAATCAAACAACATTTGGAGTTTATGGGTTTTGTGGTAATGATTTTATGATGAGACCTAATCCTGTATTTGAACCAGAGTTCAATGCACAATTAAAAGCTGAAGGAAAAGGAGCTAGAGTAAGGTGTATAAAAGATAAAGTAAAAGATGCACAACGTGAGAAAGCTAGAGGAGTTTATAGTTCACGCTCTGGTATTCTTAGTCAAGAGTTAGATACAATAGGTGGGACAACAACCTACAAATTATTTAGCTCTAGTGATAAAGATTCAGGTTTTGGTAAAACTGATGAGTATATTGATAAGGGAGATTTGACACCTAACAGTTCTTGGAATATCACAAAACGAATAAATGATATTGGTGCACCTACTAGTTCTGCAATAAGATCTAAACTTCTTACTCGACTTAGTGTTACTGTTGTCACTGTACAGCTTAACCGTAATCTTGACATCACATGGACAGGACCAACTGTTATTGGTGAAGGAGGTTCTACTGGCAGAAGCAGAGCTTACATTGCAGTAAGATACAGGTTTAATACTGCTGAGCTAACTGACGAGGATATTCAAGCTCTAAAAACAACTGTTTTTGAAATTAGATTTAGAAAAAACTTAGATGATAATGAACCCGAAGAGTATGTTGAGGTTGAACAAGAACATCGAATTTTAGTCAATCAACCTATAAATTATGAAGAAGAAGCTCTAACACCAGATGAAATTGACGCCTTACCATTTTTTGGTTCAACTCGCAATATAAGTTCTAGTTTTGGAACGCCTACTTATCAATTTGATAAATCAACAGACACTTGGACAGAACCAACAACATCTTACTCATTTACCTATGTTGACTGGTTTTCAATTAAACGAGGTTATTTTGAAGACTGTGAAGATATAGCAGCTGTGATAGCTGGAAGGCAAGCAACTTGGGATGATTCTCTCATTGTGGGAGAGCTTTATAAAATTGGTACTGGTCTAGCAGTTTGTACCAGTCGGACAAATACGAATTTTGTATCTGAAGTAGATACAACCTCAGGTGCTGATGGAGAGCCACAGTCTGTAGAAGTAAATTTCAAAACTGTAAGAACAGGAACTGTTAGTACTTATACACAAGAAAATTTAGAAATAGACGTCAGAACTTGGGATGAGAAACGAAGGAATGTGGCTACAACTGGCGGTCATATCATGCGATGTGCAATAGCTAGTATCTCAACCACAAGAGCATGTAAAGCAGTTGAATTTGGAATTAAATCAACTTTGAGTATTAACCTCAGTGGAATTACCAATTTTAATACAACAAGAAGTTATACTGATATTGATGATAGGGCTTGTAAAGATTATTCGGGGGATTACCTAAGGAAAGGAGAGCTACTATATGTAGATGTATTTAGGTCTCAAATCGTAAGCACACAGATTGAGCGGTATAGTTTTTTCTATATCAGTTATCGTATAGCAGGCACCACCGGGGCATTTACCCGATTAACCAATGTTTATGGTATCCGAAGTGCAACCAACCAACCTGTTTTTAATTCAATACAGCTCAATATGCCAGATATCAAGCAATGGGAGTTCCAAATTGAGCCATTAACAGGTTATGAGATTAGAAACCATATTACCAGTAATCTTTATTTATTAGATTCAGTGAGCTATGCAAGCACGTATCAATTACTAGATGAAGTAAATGAGATTAAAGCACTGTTTAATGGTGTACAAGTCAGAAAAAATGCTGATTCTTTTAATATCCCTATTGGTCGTAGAAAAGACAGTAAGGGGGGGTTAAACTATCTCCAGACAGATAGTAAATTTGACAATGGTGATCGATCTTATATTGATACTTGGGGTAAAGTCGCAGAAAGCTTTGTCTATGAAGAAGTAACAAGCTCAGCTAGTAATCCAGAACATGAAATTACATACATCAATGAGATTGTCCCTAACAGCACAGTCCCAAACTACGATAACTTAGCTTTAATTGGGATTAACATCTATTCTTCAGTTGAGTGGCAGCAGTTTCAGCAATTTAGTTGTTATGTTACTGGTGGTAAAACTTGCCGACGCCTGAGAGATAATCTCACCACTGGACCAACCCATCTATTTCCCGATATTTTACTAGATTTATTGACAAATACAATTTATGGTCGAGGAGACCTAATCACTGATGACTTAATTGATTTTGAATCATTTAAAGCATCAGCTAACTGGTGCTATGACAGGAAATACTTTTTTGATGGAGCAATTACAGATGAAATCAATATCCGTCAATGGGCTGCTGATACAGCAGCTACACACTTACTTAGGTTTGTTGAGATTAACGGTAAGTTCTCTTTACAGCCAGATCTGCCATTAACAGCAGTTGAAATCAAAGGATTATTTACTGCAGGTAACATTGTTGAAAATACTTTTGAGTTAGAGTATTTAGATCCTGAAGACCGTGAAAGGATAAGAATGTCCGTACGTTACCGTGAAGAACGAGCTTCGACAAACTATGACAATCCTGGATTATTTCCTACTGTACGTGAGTTACTTTTAAAAGAACCAGAAAATGAAGACAAAGACAAGCTAGAAAACATTGATGTTAGTGATTATTGCACTAATAAAAACCATGCTATTGATGCAGCCAAGTATATGATGAGAAAGCGCCGTATCTCAACTCATGTCATTAGATTTACGATCACTCACGAGAGTTTGAATATGAGTTTTGGTGCTGGTGATTATATTAAAGTAGCAATGGATGAAACTGAATATGATGAGTTTAATAATGGTGGTGTAACACCTGGAGGTGCATTAGTTAGCACTCAAGCATTGGGTGATGGCACCTACCCTATCTTAGCCTGGAATCGTAATGATGAAACAGATCTAGCTAAAACCACACTCACCGTGTCGGATGGTGGTAAAACAGCAACCCCTACTAATATCATCTTCACTGTTTTAAATCAAGTCACTCAGGTCCGGACCTACCAGGTCTCATCCATTACACCAACAGAAGAGGGCTCCTGGCGGGTCGAGGCCATACATATGCCTGTCACTGCTGAGGGTGTCTTAGAATTGGCTAATGGCTTTGATACGCCAGACAACTGGATCATTGAAGAGTGATGCCGACTGCCTTTCCTGCGATCAAGCCAACCAGCAGGAGCTTCACTGCGCCAATGATTCCTACCAGTACACTGCGCTCTCAGTCTGGTGTCGTCACACGCAGGATCTGGAACCATAGACCGAGCAATGCTAAGTTAGAATTGCGGTTTAATAATATCAATGATACTTTAGCTAATTCTATTGTAGAAGCCCATTATCTAGCAATGAGCTCATTTGATAGTTTAACTCTACCAGATACAATTTTTGGTGGAGCTACAGGGCCTTTACGTACTTGGCTATCAAGTACCCGAACTGGTCCAGGGTTGCTGTGGTATTTCACAGAAGGATCAGCTCCTAGAGTTGAAACAGTGACGTCAGGCAGGCATAATGTTAGTGTGAGTTTAACTGCTGAATTGAGGATGAGCTAATGGCGATCAGAACTGGAACTAGTGCTAAATTACAAATTCTTGGTGAAAATAATAGAACTTATATCAATATAGCAAAGGTTGTTGATCTTACAATAAATGTATCTAGAAATATGCTAGAAACAACAGCTCTTGAAGATGAGGATCGTAACTATGTTTATGGATTAAGGGAGACATCTGGTAGTGGTACTCTGCTTTATGATTCAGATGATCAAGGTACTGTTAGTTTGATGAATAAGATTTTTGATGATAATGAAGAACTTACTGGATTAAAACTAGTTTTAAACACCAGTGACCCTAAAGCTGAACCACTAGCTGGTGATGTGTTATTAACATCATTAGGTGTAAGAGTTAGCGTAGGTGATACGATCAAAGTACCAGTTAGCTTTAAGTTCTCAGGAAAACCAACTGGTGAGTTTTAATGGCCATTGTTGGGACAGGGGGAGTATTAGAGCTTAACCGGGAATGGCCATTACCAATGGTATTATCTCCTGAGGCAGTTGATACCTCTGCATCGAAATTATTTATTGCTAATCAGCAATACATAACAGGTGATCATGTAATGGTTGCAGTATCAGGCGGGTTACCTATTGATGTTGATGGTGATGGTTATGCAGATAATCCAGATGGCCATGGGATGTATCCTGGTAGTAAGTACCAGATCAGTCCTATTTTAGAAAGGTTAATATCAAGCAGTTCTATATTTTTTGATACTGATGACCAAAGATTTTATGACACACGTAGGATGACAGAGACATACAATGCCTATATTAACATCAATGATACAGGTAGGGCTAGTCTATATAAAAGTGAACTAGCTGCATATAACAAAAAAGAAGATGAGCTTGTCGAGTTTTTTAATGTCAAAATAAACAATATGATTGTTGCTCCATCACCAATTAAACAGAATAATAATTATACAAATATAATTAAAAGAATAGCTCGTCATTTAAAGACTAGAGTATTAGAGGAGTCTAGTCAGAACCTTGAAAAGGTTATATCGATACCAAAAGATTTAAAAAGATTCGCTGATAATCCAGATAATAGAGAGTGGAGAATACAATGTGATTTGACTGATTGGGCATTAAATACAGATGTTCAAACATTAGATATTACAGCAATTGGTGAAGCATTTGGTGAAAAAGTTAAATCAGTTATAAGCGGTAGTGGTTCACTTAATTTTTTAGTTGATAATCGTTATAGGGAAGGCAAAAGAAATAGTATGGAAGTATTCCGTCTTGTCATGCTAACAAAACAAGGATCAAAAGCAGTTGCAAGATTTAATCTCTATAAAGATAGCAATGCATCTCCTGGTCAGCTAGGACAAAGCTTATACAAACAATGCGATATTATTTTCAATCGATCAACCTTAAATACTAGAGCAGGAGACCTGATTACTGGATCAGTCGACTTTGTCACAACAGGAGAGGTTATGCTAAGATTTACATGATGCAGGACTCTAGCTTGTGACAGCCACTCCAATAAAACTAGCTGGTGAAACAGGGAGCCTGGCTCATCAGAATGTCACTGTTGGTGAGTTCCGCCAAGAGATGGCTAAAGTAGTTGATGGTTTTCGTCAAGTTATAGGACAAGCTGGTTTATCAACTACAGCACTAGCTGATCCACTCACTGCACCATTTACACTTTTTGTTAATCCATATATTGGTCAAGATACTTTTGTAGGTGGAAATTACAATGCTTATGAAGCACCTGGATCAAGTACAGATGATGAAAAGATTGAAGCCAAAGTTAAACGTCTTGCTAAACAACGCTTAGTCTGCGGCTTTAGCCCACAGCGACCATTTAAAACAATCAATCGTGCAGTCATTGAAGCTGCTATTATCACCAGTAAAGATTGGTATACATTTACTGATCCAAAAGCTCATTTAGACTGTGTTTCAATTGTTTTATCAACAGGTCATCATACTGTTTATAATGATCCAGGGGTAGGACTTCCAGCAACCTGGACCGAGAATTACGAACCAACGGTTGCTGAACTAATTAAGTTCAATCCTTCTAGTGGTGGGATATTACTACCGCGTGGATGTTCCATGTGGTGTCTAGATTTGCGTAAAGCAAGTCTACGTCCAAATTGGGTACCAAATAATGAAGATGAAGCTGCTGATTTCAGTAATCGCAGTGAGATGTTTAAGGTTACTGGTACAGGATACTTCTATGGTTTTACAATCTTTGACAAAGTTGGTTTAAATCGTAGCCACCATTTACTCTCTGGTTTTGGATTTGCTAGTAAATCTGAACTAGATACTTTCTATCAGAAAGTCAGAAATAAAGTTGGTAGCCCAGCTAATTTAAGTAACGCGCTTACTGTTACTCGAAAAACTGAGTATGAGATTGTAGGACCTATTGATGATACACCAGCACAAGATTGGGATACTACTGCATCAGCATCACCTTATATCTTTAACTGTTCAATCAGGTCTAATTATGGTATTGGTGGTATTCATGCAGATGGCTCTAAAGTAACTGGTATCAAATCTTTTGTTACTGCTCAATATACAGGTGTATCACTACAAACAGACTTAAGTTGCTGGGAAATCTATAGTCGCAATTCTTGGTCTCAACCAGCTAATTATAATGCATACATCAATGCTGAGCCGGATAATACACGGATGAAGCCTTCTAGAAGGAGTTATCATATTCGTGCAGTCAATAATGGGTTTATTCAAGAAGTTTCAGTTTTTGCTATTGGTCAAGGTGTACACCATGCAACTGCTAGTGGTGGTGAGATTACTCTAACCAACAGCAATAGTTCATTTGGTGGATGTGCTGCAATCTCTACTGGGTATAAATCAAGTGCTTTCTCATATGATAAAAAATGGAGAATTGCTTATATCAAGGTACCATTAAACCCAAAAGAAAAACAGAATAACATACGTAAGATCTACTTAGGCCAAGTAGGAACTTATAGTGACAGTAGATTATGGGTTATTCTAAAAAACAATTTAGCTGGTACATCTGGTGACAAACCAACAATCTTAGAAAATGAAGGTTATGCCTTAAAATCTGGTAGTTATATTTGGGTAGAAAATCCTAATGGTCCAGATTGGCGGGCTCAATTAGCCGATATTGCATGGACTCCAAGCACTCCAAATCGTATTAACTTAAGTAGTGCTGGTGGATTAGTAACAAATGATGGAGAGTCTCCAGGACTGGCTCCTAATTCTGGAATCAATAGAGCAGTTAGTCGTCGTATTTATATCCGTAGACTAATTGATACCAGAAGCATCGATGAGCTTAAATTAACTGTGGGTATGTTTTCTACAGATTCACGAACAAGATTTGCTAAGCGGAACCATATTTTACAACTCTCACCTAGTGAGAGTGGTTCTAATGTCAATGGTACTTTATCAGATACTGAACCAATAATTATAAGTAAAGTTAAAAAAACCTCGATCAATCCAAGAGATTACTCTGGGTTCACTCTATATAAACAAATGGAGGTTCAATTAAAACGAGCCAATCCAGACATCTCATATAGTACAAATACGTTTTACCGTAAAGGAGTTACTGTTAAATACAATAATAAACACTATACCAGCACAAAGGACACCACCACTGAATCACGAGGTGGACCAGGTGATGATTGGCAAGAAAGTTACGTGCATATGCCTAGTGATTATGCAGCTAATGAGAAAATTGATGATCAGAGTTATCGGTTAATTTTTGATGATGATCGTGATGGTGCTGAAGATAGCACAACACTAGGTCTTGGATTAGATACTGTATGGACTGCTAGTAGTCCTAGTGGAACAGCTAAAGAAATTCAAGAGCAATACAGAAGTAGCAATGATTATCAAGGAGCATATCAACTCTTACGTAGATTAGGTTTTAGTGGATCTGCTTCTCATACTGCACTGCAACCACGGGCCCAGTCTAATCGTATTTTAAGAACTAATAGTTCAAGTCATTTTCCTACAGCACCAAGTGGCGGCAAAGCAACAAGAAGAAATGCTTGGGCTGCTGAGTTTCGTCGACCATCTGTTATTAGGTTAATTAGTGGTCATGCTTTTGAGTGGGCTGGTACATTAAATTATTCTAAAGGGTTTCCACCAGCTCAAAGGGCATTATCACCACTAAATCAATTTACTTATTATTTTACAAATGAGCTTGGTGGTCGAGTCATTGTTGATGGCTCTAATGAAGAAGGTTATCGTGTTAAAAGAACAGGTGTTGAAGATTTAGATACTGGCCAGTCTCAGTCATTTATTGCTTTAGCTACAGAAGATCAGGAGTTAGTTTCTGAATTTCCAGATGGGATTGTAGCTGGTGGGCAAAGTACATTCAATGATGTAGAGATTACAGGAAATCTAATCTATTCACCGACTGTTACTAGTGCCAAGCTTTCAACTGATGATAATCCATTAGGACCAGTAACGCTAGCAACATTTGAAGATCTTAGTGTAACAAGAGTACCAACAACAAACAGAGCACTTGTTGATGGCAACCTACCTAAAGCTGTTACTAATTTAGGATTGAACTACTGGAGAAATGATATTGAGATTTTAACCAGACCGGACTTACAGTTTTTAACTGGTACTGATCCTAATGAGATTCCATTTAGTGGAATGTTAGGTAGGCAAGCATTTGTTGATGAGTGGTGTGGGTATGCTGAAGGTGGAGGCAAGGTTAGACAATCAACAAGCAAGAGTACAGCTATAAGATTAAATAAGATATGTGGTGAGATTACTCTGCATAATCAGCAATTAGATGCAGGCACTGCTGTCTCATTTACATTTAATAATACTCAAATAGCAGAATCAGATGTTATTCAGCTAAATTTAAAATCTGGTGGCACAGCTGGAGCTTATGCTTTAAGTACATTAGATATAACAGGAAATTCAACTAAAATAGTTGTACGTAACTTAACTGACAATGATTTATCAGAAGCATTAGTTATTAACTTTGTTATCATTAAATCTACTAGTACTCTATGACACTTCAAAACGCTTTTCCTGTTAATCGTCCACAGATTGTCTTTGAACCACGTGCTTCAAGACGTCTTGATGCTAGGTTTGAATATACACGAAATAGTACTGCAACTTATGTTACTAGACAAGGACTGATCAATACTGCTTCTATAGGCCAACCAAGATTTGAGTTTAACTATTCAAATAAGACATTTGAAGGTTTGTTACTCGAACGTCAAGCAACAAATGTCCTTTTCAATTCAGAAACAATAGGTGGAGCAGGGTGGACCAAAGAAGTAAATATCAATCCAGAAAATTCTATCAGTGTTGAATTAAATAATGCAATAGCACCAGATGGAAAAAGAACAGCCACTAAGATGACAGCAAATAATAGTGGAGTTGGTTCTTACTACCAAGCTAGTACAAGCACGCTAAGGAATAATGTACAAAGGAGTGTCAGTATTTTTGTCAAGGCTGGTAGTGTCAGTAGTTTCTCAATTCGAGAACGAGATAATGAGCATTGGACTGCAATTGATATTGCAAATAAGACTGCTGAAGATAGAATTGCTGGTAGACCACCTCAGTATACACGTGTCAGATTTATTGATTTAGCAAATGGTTGGGTTAGAGTGTTGTATCTTGGGAGAATAGGTAGTGTAACACAAACTTCATTTGCTATTAACCCTACAACAAATGGGAATATATACTTTTGGGGAGCACAAATAGAAGATGGACCAATTCACAGCTCTTATATTGCTACAGCTGGATCAGCAAAGACGAGAGAAGCTGACTACCTTAGTATAAAACGAGTACTACCAAAAAGTGGCTCTATATTTTTTGATACACGTACTTTAGCTGCTGAAGAAAACGACACTCTTTTATCTTTAACAAATAATCGCCTTGAACAGATCAAACTAAGTTACCAATCTTCAGATATTACTTACAACAGTTTAACTACAGTTTTAAGTTTTAAAGGTCGAAGTAAACTCACCTTACCACTACTAATTCCAACACCTAAACGTAGCAGACATCTAATTACTTATGGGCAAAATAACTACCAACACCAAGAAGTAAGTTCTCGTTATGCTACCTCATTAAGAAGTTCAGTTCCTGATAATTTGACAGTTTTAGCAATTGGATATGACAGTTTAGATATAACTAAGGGATTCAATGGTTATGTTAATACTTTATACGTATGGGACGGTGAAATCAGTACAGAAGTAGCAGAAACATTGATGCACACAGAATTAGATACTAAAAATGCTGATCTTACTGAAACATATCCTACAGGAGCTCTAGCTTTTATTATTAACACTCAAGGTGATACTTTAACTGGTAGGCAAGAGCTTAAGTTCCCTGCAAGAGATCCAGATAACAATAATGAGTTTACTGTTAATTGGGGAGATGGAACAGAGAGTAGCTATAGTGGTGCCAGTGCTAGAGATGTTAATCATATTTATCCTATATCAGGTATTTACTTAGTCTGGTCTGAAGGTAGAATCCGTAATTTGTTCTTTAATAATCTCGCCGGTTCACGTACAGTTCTAGAAATCTTATCTTGGGGAACAGGAGAAATGTATACTCAACCAAATTCTATGGGTCGTGCTTTTTTTGGTTGTGTTCAAATGGATTTTTCTGCAGCTGCACGATCTATATCAAACTTACCTGATACCAGTAATGTATCTGTATGGGGACAAGCATTTACAGACTGCAGAAGCATCACTGGTACATTCCCTAGATTTAATTTTAGTGCTGCAACAAGCTTCAATCATACATGGTATGGTTGTAGAAAAATGACAGGGTTCCCAGATGTAGGTAATGAAACACGTAATGTAACTCAATTCACAAGTACATGGGCCAGGTGTGAAAAGCTTACAAGCTTTCCAGATATCAATACATCTAGTGGAGAAAACTTTTCAAGTGCCTGGTTTAGAAACAAAGAATTAGTCAGGTTTCCAGAACTACAATTTCAGAGTGCAACTGGAAGTCCAGGAGGCAATGATGATGGCTTTTTCTCAGCTTGGAAAACTTGTAGTAAACTAACAACATTCCCAAGTAATAGGTTTAATACAACTAGATGTACTGAATTTACTGATGCGTGGAGTTTCTGTGCATTAACAGCAGCTAGTATTGAGAATATCCTAGTTAGTATTAACCAAGCCAATACTCGTAATGGTGAAATTGGTTTAGATGGTGGAACAAATGCTGGAAAGCGTAATTGGACATCAGCAGCAACTGCTGCCTATAATTCTTTGAAAGCCCGTGGCTGGTCCATTTCAACCAACAGTTAACATGCCTCTGTATTCTTTTCCTCAAGAAACTTACATTGTTTATTATAACGATGACAAGAGTAGATTGCGTTATAAAAAAATGGTTGCTGGTACAGCATTTGATGTGCCAGATTGGATTATAGTTGAGCAATTTACTAATGAAACAGAAGCAAGAACACGTGCTGAGGAGTTAGGCTATATCTTTGATCCAGAGCTGGAAGACGATGATTGAGATTTATGCAGCTGTTGTTAGTGGAATGTTAGCTATTTTTGGAGCTGGTGGATTTGCTTTTGCTCGAACACTTCATGAACAACGTCAAGAGCTTGTCGAAGCTGGTAGAAAATCTAGTGAAGCAATTATTAGATTAAATGATGCTTTACAGGCAGGAGAAAAATCTATAAGTGGAATTCATAGTGAACTCAAATCTTTACATGGAGAGATTAGAGATGCTCATAAGGATATTTATAAACGTCTTGAGGATCTGAGTGCACGTACAGTTAGAGTTGAAACTCAATGCGTTATGAAGCATGGACAACACGATTAAGCTTCTTGACCTATTTAAGTACTATAAAGGATACCCACAACAAGAACAAGCTATTGGTGAGTTAGAACAATTGATTCTAGATTCGATACCAAAAGCATTAAACAAGGAAAACAGTTGGTATCAAACATGGTCTGAGCCGTATTTTCAGAACACCTGGGAGGGTGCTTGTACCCTGGCCGCGCTGGTGGGGTCCAAATATCCAAAATGTACAGCAGCCCAATGGGCATTAGAATCAAACTGGGGACAAGATCTTAGTGGCAAAAATAACTACTTTGGTCTAAAAGGTGAATCTGGTACAGAACGAGAAACCAAAGAATATATTGACGGTAAACTAGGTTCAACTGATGCTACATTCCTTGATTTTCCATCTGCTCTTGCATGTTTCCAATATCTAATTGATCGTTGGTATAAAGACTATAAAACTTATAAAGGTGTAAACCGTGCTACTAGTTCAAGAAACTGTGCCAGGTTGCTGGTTAAAGAAGGTTATGCAACAGATCCAGAGTATGCTAGTAAGCTAATACAGCTTATTAAAGAAAACAGTAAACCTAAACTCAACCCTGTTGCAGATAAATGCTTAATACAAGTGCCCTATGAGTATCAGCTTGATAATGCTTCTGGTACTGGCTATCGAGAATGCTTTTCAAGCACCTGTGCAATGATAGCTAAATACTATAAACGTGTAAAATCAGATGATGAGTACAATAAGCTCAGATCTAATTATGGAGATACAACTGATAGTCAGTCTCAGTTAAAGACACTTGAATCTCTTGATCTTAATCCACAGTATCTTACCAATGGCACTGAGACACTACTGGAACAGGAGCTAACAGCTGGGCGGCCTGTCGCTGTGGGTTGGTTACACAAGGGTTGGTTGAGTGCTCCATCTGGTGGTGGCCACTGGTCTTGCTGCATCGGTTATACAAAAAAATGTTTCATCTTTAATGATCCTAACGGCAAAGCTGATATGCGAAATGGTGGTTATATCAGTCATAAAGCTTTAGATGGTTATAAAGTGAAATACTCTAGAAAAGAATGGCTAAACAGGTGGGAGGTTGATGGTAAAGGAACCGGCTGGTGTATAGTAGTTAGGCCTGAGAATGGTCGCTAGAAATGGTTGCTAAACACTTTACTACTACCTTTAGTGATAATCAGTGGGTTGTCACATGTTTAGACTTTAATCTAGCTGTTCAAGATAACACTCTTGAAGGTGCTTGGAGACGTATTGGCGAGCAAATTGAGCTCTATTTTGAGACAATTAGCTCGTTAGATAATGACAAAGATAAGAACCAACTACTTAAGCGCAGAGCACCTATTGCCGACTGGATTAGTTATTACCTAACCAAACTTCTTCTATTGTTAAACAAATGACGTCTAAAAATGATTTCCTTGATAAATACCATACCTTAAAAGGAACAATCACAATTGAACTTCCTAATAATCTACTTCATTATCCCAATGCATTGAGTATATTCATTGCATTAGATACAGCTCAAAAAGCTAACCACGAACTAACAAAAGACAATTTATTAGAAATGACCTGTTTAGGAACACAGGCTTTACAAAAAGCTCTTAATTACTTAATTGAGAATAACTATATTATTCCTTATAAGATCAAAAACTGTCACAACAGACTTTTCTACCATCTGCTTACAAAAGGTGTACCACTACCCTTTTGATGTTTAGATAAGAAATGCTAATCAGATTGCCTATTGCTTTTTCCAGTAGGTTTCTCTATTCTAATCAAGTCTTGAATAGATTATCTAATGTTAACTGGAGCTGAACTTATTTCAAAAGTCAAAGAGTTAGGTGATATACCTAAATCTGAGCAAGTCCGTGAATGCGGCTATGTTTCTACAAAAAAAGATGGAACTGACCGGCTAAACTTTACTGCTTTTTATGAAGCATTACTTGAAGCTAAGGGTGTAACTCTTGGTGCTAGTAATGGCTTAGGTAAAGCAGGTCGTAAGCTTAGCTATATCGCTACGGTCCAGGGGAACAGGAACTTGTTAATCGGTAAAGCTTATACAGCTTTATTAAACCTTAATCCAGGTGACGAATTTCAGATTAAACTTCATCGTGATCAAATCCGACTAGTTCCTGTTAATACAACTAATGAGAAAGATAATGAGTATGGTGTGGATGCACATGAGTATGAAGACGCTTAATACATATGCTATAATGGCAGTAGTGACTTAAGGAGGACTAATTATGGCCTGAGTTCACTGGAAATGACTGCTAATCTAGAAAGACCTTTGGTTTCATTACCAGGGGTCTTCTCTTATTCATTTTTTACAATGGCTACTTTAGCAGGTTCTTTTTTAAAAGAACAAATGATTCGAGCAATAAAAAACGAGACTAATATAGAGAAGTTAAAAGAACTTACAATAGACCTATTTATTTCACATGTAGAATTAAAAGTTATGATTCAAAATCTAATGGGTGAAAAGTTAGCAATTTCCACCAACCAAGATAATTGGTGCCAATGACAGGATAAATAACATCCCATAAAAAATAAGCAAAGTTTCTGAAAATAGCGCACTACAGCGAGTCTTTAATGGAGTTACAGTCATCGAGAAATTGCTTTCAGTCTGTAAAGCAATCTTGTCAAACAAAACACGGAATAGACGCTCTTGCCAGAGATAATAACTATCTAAAATCCAAAAAGCTGAAACTGCAATAGGAACAAACGGTGCCATATAGATCTGTCTAAAATAAAAATGCAAAAAGATCAGTGCTGTGACTAAGATTACAGCTAGAGTTTTTACTTGTCCTGATTGAGTAGCAAGCCGATCAATGATATTTTGGATGAGTTTTAGATGTTCGATTTTGGTGTCCATGATAATTATTCAAAGTGAACTTGATTGTATGTTTTCTCAACAATGAAGTTAGCTTCATTGTCCACTAGCCAATCTTCTTTTTCAACTAAGATTTTATGACCACTATCTTCAAGCTCTCTCAAGTTTTTATAGGCAACTAAAGCTTCCAATAATATGTTTTTATAGTCTTTATTATACTTCTCATTTAATTCACCAAGTAAAAAACCAGGAACTACATAAGTAAAATGCAGGAAGGAGATCACCAGGCAAATAATTAAACATACTAAAATTGTCAGGATGGACCATAGCATGGGACTAGTGGGTGTCTGCCCAGGTGTGGCCGATTCTAACCTCTGCTACAAGTGGAAGAACGTCTTTTAAATAAAATTGTTGTAGTCTAGAATCTTGCATCACTTCTAGTAATAAATCTGCTGCAGGCCGGGCCAGGTGTTCGGGAGCTTCTAATAAAATCTCATCATGAATAAGATGGCATAATTTTACACCAGGCAGTTCTGACCAAAGCCTTGGCATCAACATAATTAAAGTTTCTTTCAGTAATTCTGCTGCAGCAGATTGGATTGGTAATGCTAAAGCAGCAGTTGATCTTAATCGAGTTGGTGCAGAACTAGAAAAACACACACCTGGTTGAGCTTCAATGATTCGATGTCCTGCCATTTGTCTACCTAAAGGACTAGTAACTTCCCAAGGCCTGCTCTTACGAATACTATCTCTAATTCTTGCAATAGCAGGATAGGCTTTATCCCATCCATCACATATTCTTCTAGCTTCATCAATATCTACAAACCGATCAAAGCTTTGTTCCAGTTGTTCTTGTAATCGTTTTGGACTACCACCATATTGAAGACAGAAGTTAGCTGTTTTTCCTACTGCTCTTTCTTCTTTATCTGCTTTCGTAATCTTACGACCATAAATCGATGTAGCAGTGTGACTATGAGGATCTGGATCATCAGAACTATAAATATCGACATAAGCTTGCTCACCGTAGATAGCAGCAGCCAGACGGTGCTCAATTGCACTCCAGTCGCCATCGACTAGGAGGTGACCAGGAGCAGCGATGAACAGCTCTCTGAGCTCAGACCCCACTGGCACACCATGAAGAGTAGAAGGATAATCAAGAGCACCTTGAGGACAAGTCATTCGTCCAGTGATTGCTCCTAGACTCTTGAGTTGAGGATAAACTCTTTGTCCAACATTAGATTCAGCTAACCGGATCCAATTATTTAAGTAAGTCTGAACAGTCTTTTGAAGAGATCTATATTGTCTAATTGGGGTTAATTCTGGATCTTCTACATACAATGATCTTAAGGACTGATCGGATACAGACTTGTTTCCTACTTCAGTTGTTGGCAGCTTATGCCCTCTTGCTTCAATTGCATTAGCCACTTGTTTAAGACTATTGACATTGCTAACTCCTAGTTTTTGTTCTATATTACTTGCCAAGTGATGAAGTTGCTTTTTATTTTCAAAGAGTAGAGTTCGCGTTTTTCTTAAACCTAATCGAATTCCTGTAAGACGTGCTTCAGCTACTGCAGGAAGAACTTGACTTTCAACTCGATAGACTTTCCCCATGTTTGCTTTCTTCAATTTTGGAAGTTGTTTCTTCCAGAGTTCAAGAGTCAACCATGCATCTAGTGCTGCATAAGACAACTGTTCTTGAGTAAGAACTGCTCGATGCCAATCAGAAATCTGATATTCTTTGTCTACTTGGACTCTCAATAATCGGCCACAGCAAGAAGCAAGGTCTAGCCCATTCCCCTTGCTCATTATCCGCCGTGGTGTCGGTAGGATACCCTTGGAAAGCAGCTGAGCAGCTATCAGAGTACATCGGATCGGTGAAAGCATCCGAATCCCAGCAGCAGCCAAGTGCTCAACTTCAAAAGCTGCATTATGAGCAACCCAGGTCGTCGTCTTTGATCGAAAGACTGGAGCAAGGGTAGCTGCCCACTTAGGACCAATAGACCAGATGTCTAGGACCCAGCAGGAGGGCTCCCCGGCGACCTGGAGCTGAATTGTACGGATCTTGGCTCCTCGCAACGGAGAGAGACCAGTAGTCTCCAGATCGAGTCCGACCATTGCTGGTGGTTTATTCTGGCATCTGGCTACCAGGGACTGGAGGTCAGGAAGGGAATCTATCAGGGTGATCTCGACTGGTTGGGCCAGTGGGAGGTCTTGAAACGGAGTAGATTGAGCTGTAGAGAAAAATTCAAGTTGTTTGAACATTAGATGATGACCAGTGCAGAACAAATAATGCGAACATATTCTAGAAATCTGTTGTTCGAAGCCTTTACACGAAACTGGACCACAGAACAATTAGCAAACAAGCTTGGGACAACGATTCATACTATTGGAAGAATACGTCGTGGAGAAGCTATCTATATTGATGTTGATATATTTCAAAAAGCTCTCGATGTCTTTGACTGTACTCCTAATGACCTGCTATTAAAACGAGATTATTTAACTTATGAAGATTAAGTCAATTGCTTTGTTCCCTATTGTGCCGCAAGAAAAATCCCTTAGAGAATAGTTCTCTAGGGGATTAGTATATAGTTCTCTAGGGGATTAGTATAAAGAGAATAGTTCTCTAGGGGATTAGTATATAGTTCTCTAGGGAATTAGTATAATCTATATCAAATATGCTGAAACTGGTAATATCGTTTGGTATCTTGTTCAGTGTTTACAATCTCTAAATCCATTTGAGGGTAACGTATTTGCCAATCAATTAAAGCTGCTTGTGCCTTCTCTTTTGACTTAAAATAACCGAGATGTCGGGTGTATTTATACCCGGGCCAAGTGTACTGAAGCCTTAAAGGACCATGCGACAGTGGGCCACTTTGTTTTTTCATTTTGTAGGAGTGATACGCTTGGTAGTTTTAGTCGTTTTAGTTGTCCTTTTTCTTTTGACTGGAGGTTTAACCACTTCAGCTGATGGTAGACTCAGCTGGTGTGCACGAGCTTCGGCACGATCAAGCGCATGGGCAGTTTGTGCTGTCATTGCAAGAATTGGTGCTGCTAATGGCGCTAATTCCTCGCAAGCTAAAGCAAATTGTAGCCAGAATGAAGGTGTTTTAGACATGGATTTTAAGAGTGTTTAGTTGTAAAACAAACCCAATGTGGAGATTTAGGTGAAGTATACAATCTGAAGTTTGGACCGTATGATTGGTGGATTATTCCAGTATGGCGTGATCGTAATGCTACTTTAATATCCCCTACCGTAACCTGGTCCAGGTTGTTCTCGAGCATATATTCCACTAGTTCTCTACGGAGAAAGCGTAATTTAGATTCAAGTGATTTTATTTGCGTTTGAAGATCTATACACTCCTGGATCATGGGCTCGGCTTGACTCGACATAATTTTTGATAGAGCACTAAAAAGTGTACAGCATGGTTTTTGAGTTATTCAATAACCATCGTTAATTCTCATATTTTCTAAGAAAGTTAACTGGTCTTTAATACGCTTTATTGAATATCTAATCTCAACTGAGACTTGTGCAGGATCTCCATAAACAAACTTCATATCATCATAGTTTGCTTTTAATATACTATTGATTGCTGACAAAATTGTAGATACTCGTGTTTCAGCTTTAACATAATCTTGTGCAAGATGACTTCGATTAGAAGTAGCCATTTGATTTGACTGATTGAGTGAGTTATTTAGGGAGGACATAAGTCCCCCCTTTATTATTTATCTAAAGATTATATTTGGATTGTCTACTTCTTCGCGACTTCTTATATCTTCTAACAAAAGTAGAGTGGTTCTAATGCTGTGTATTGCATCTGTAACATCAGCTGGAACTCTTGCAGGATTTTTATAAAGGACTAGTAGATCATCAAAATTATCATCTAAAGTTTTACTCAATCTTTTGATTACTCTAATTGATCGTTTTGCAGCTTCTAGATATTTATCTAGATCTGCTTCTGTAACTGCTTTTCTTGGCATGTGATTAAGCTGATTAGGGAACCTGTCATCAGATGATCGGTGGGAGGTGATTTGTTTCTAGGTTGAGCAGACATATATAAAAAAGTGAAACAAAACTCTGAAAAGGATTCACACTCACACTCGTCGTGTTGAGAACAACCAGGTCTCTCGACCTAGTGTCTACATAATAGGACTTAACATCAGAGTCAAGAAAGCGTATTCATAGTCTGTCACACTCGGCCTGATGCATAGGAAACCCCCAGCTTGGGGGCTGGGGGCTGGCAGTTGCGATAGGGCCTCTTAGAAGTACCAGTAGTCCTCAGGAACCTCAACGTCCCTACGGATCATGAAGAGATCGTCGTTCTGCCATAGGAACCACTCATAGCCATCGTGCTTAAGGGTAGCATCCCTAATGATCTCATTCCAAGCGTCGTAGTAGTGCTCCCCGTCTGGTCCGGCAAGGCAGGTTTCAACCGGCCACAACCCGACCCCCAGAGCCTTGGTTGCTTCTTTCGTGGGACAGTACTGCTCACAGAATACTTGTGGCAAGTAGGCCCCACGCCAGCCATCCAGCAGGAGGTGAACATGAACCTCAGGATTGAAGGCTTCTGTAGTTTCAATAAAGGCCATGACAAAGAGAGAATAAAAGTGTGAATAAAAGAAAATAAAGGATCGGTGGACTACGGATTGAGTGGTTAATTAGCGAAAACTAATTCTTCAGCTTCTATAGAGACACTTTCGACAATTGATTCAAGCGCAGCCCGGGCATAGAAGAAAAAGCCTAGCCTCAACATGTCCCATGGGTTAGAAAACTTCTCTCCAGTTTCGTCGCAGTATTCTCTACAGCTAGCAAACCGGGTGGTATCATCAGCAAACCACTTAATCAGATCATCCCAATAACAAGGAACGCTAGCATCTGCAATCTGACCACATAAAAGTTCCGCATCATCAACTGTACAATCAGTGTTACTTCTAAGGTTAAACCACAGGTTGGAGACTAATTTTTTGACTAAATCATAGTGCGAAGAATTAAGCCTGCAGATGTTTCCATCCATTGCACTTTTAACAATTGCATTCCATTCGAAAGAATCATTGGGAAGTTCACGATCGAAGTTCTTAAAGTCAAGCCCCTCCAGTGCGGCATCGAGATCCTTTAAGGCAGAATAGAATTGACTAGTCATGGTGTTAGAGAATGAAGGTGAATTAGAAGAAACAAGATTAGTGGCGGATCACGGATTGAGTTGTGCATAGTATCTGTTCTTAAATTAGCTCTTTGATGACATCATCCAGAATGGCATGATTAAGGCGTGAATCATTAAAGGATGTTCTGTCCGGAGTTTCACCATCAATCTCAGGAAATACACCGTCACTTTCAATGAAGTGCAGTTGCATATATAGAGAGAATGTGTAGTAGTTGCCACCTTTGGACCTAACATATAAAGCAGCTTCACGCAAAGGCTTGTAATTCCAGATCCAGCGGGCAACATTCCACGTTTTAAAGCTTGTTCTGTCGTGGAGTGGAGAATCCCATGATTCATAGATTGCTACCCACTGATCGTGGATATCACTAATCGTTAATTCAGTCATGGTGTTAGAGAATGAAGGTGAATAGGATCAATCTTTATAGCTGATGAAAGCGGTTGTATTCTTCAACAAGATACGTGCGTAGGCGTTTGCCTGCTGTAAAGTCATGTATTCATCTCTCACAGTTTGCCCAGATTCAGTGGCTTTAGTGATCAAGTGGAACATATCACCATTCTGAATGGGAATAAAAGTATGCGATCTTTTGGTATTCGACACCATGACAACTGCAACATTGTGGCTGAATAGCACATCAGGCTTTACATTCTGAATATAGTCCAACCTCCAGATAAAGTGATGTTCCAGATGGGTTAAGCTCGCGTGAGAATAGACATCCTTCTCCTGATGCACTAGCTCTTTCAATTTTCGAATCAAGCTCAATGCTTGAACTGCACGATCATTCGACATGGTTGTGTTTGAGTGAAGGTGGACCGGGGGCATCTGGCCCCGAACGTGAGCAGTGAATGTGATATCAAGGCGGTGCACGTGGTTGTTTGGTTTCAGATTTCATTGGTCAGAACTTCGGAATAGAATGGCAACAAGACATATCAGTTTTCTGAATATTTTCAATAGTCCCGATCCCCCTTAATCTCTTAGCTTCCTCTCTACCAACGTCTGAATCATTAAATGAGTATGTAAGCTGTCCGACAATTTTTGGCCGACTGTCATCCGTTAGCAGCCAACTTTTGAGTTCTGCTTTACGTGCTTTATCAAATGGAACTGTCGTACCATCAAGACGCTTGATTCTTCTATGGTTGTAGGTGAACCTATTAACTTTATGTATAGCCCAGCGTAAATCACTAACAGTCCACTTTGCAAAGTGTTCTTCAGTTAGTAGCTTGCAATCATCCAGCATTTCCTGATATTCAGTAATCTCATCAGTTATGCAATCTATATCGTAGGCGGAAAGGTTGTTCATCTCAGCAAGGTCAGCATACGACTTTGCGAGCAATTCTTTTAATTTTTTGATTTCAGCATGTCTCTTCTTGTCATCCTGCATATCATACAGCCATTGTTCTTTTGCTGTGCGGTAAGTCATGGTTGAAAGTAAAGTAGGTTAAGTGAAGGTGTACCAGGGCCCGAAGGCCCTGGCGGTGATTAACGTCAGCCGTAGCAGACTTCAGGATCGGCAATCATACCGGTGTCAATCTGGGGCAATTCCGATTGCCCGTAGCGATATCGGTTGACAAAATAGTTGTATTTGCAATGGAGATGGTATGGGCGAATCAATTCACGATATTCGGTCTCAATCATGATTCCGTAATGGTGATCCTGGATATGTTCTACCTCCCAGCGTGTTGTTCTATAGAATGTATCCTGGTTGAATAGTCCTCTGACAACCTCCTCGGCAAAGTTCAGGGGCATCGTATCCCAGCCACACTTCGTGAAGTTAACGCCAGAATCTTTGCTCAGGTAGCTTGTACTTAGCACTCTAAAGTCTTTGCAATGACCCTTAACTGTCTCGTCCTGCGTTGGCGCGAGTTCAAACGTCACCCTCAGGCAGCGGTTTGTATTGTCACCTTCGCCACCATTCTCCTTCAGAATTGAGAGATAGAATGGCTTCGCATATACGGGTTCAGAGGCACTAATCTCAGCAAGTTTAATCTCCAACTCGAGAATACTACTCCTTGTCTCTGCGATTCTCCGCTGCATACACCTTAGCTGTTTTCTGTAACTGCTAAGCAGCAGTAACGCAGCAGGATTACATTTTGGCCCGTCGAGAAGAGATACCAGAGACCTGTAGTATTCCTCCATTTCCTTGAAATCGTCACAATAAGCTATGAGAAGAGATTTCAGAGAATCGATCTTGTCTGACCGTTCGATGGTTTCTTTGAGATTAGTCATTGTGAATGAAGTAAAATGAGTAACAATTAAAGCGAGGAGAGAGCATAGGCAAAAATTAGAGATGGGGTTTGATGGTGGCGGGCGCGGGCACAAGTTGTGTTGTTCAGTTGGCTTGGGTCATAGGCAAGGGTTGTGGGTGGATAGCGGTTGGGATCTCTCCCTTCCTGCGCTCAATCATAAGGGCCTATTCTCAGACTCAACCGGACGTAGCACGTTTCAGACACATTCTGATACAATAGGAATCTATACCTAACCGACGCCACCCGGCCAGACACACCCGGCCGACGCCACCCGGCCAGACACACCCGGCCGACACCACCCGGCCAGACA